CCGACCTTCGGGTTATGAGCCCGACGAGCTACCAGACTGCTCCACTCTGTGTCATGTACCCGGCTTGATTTACCGTTGCTCTTTGAAATGAGAAATAGCCTGAAACTCATTTCATCGAGAGCCGGGAATAACGGGGGAGGTTGTCATAAGGAGAATTTTTCCATGCAATCCTTGAGGCATCGTTGTGCTGCGTAACGGAATCGAACCGTTGCTTGCCAGCCGTGGGGGAGACAGGCTGACATTCCCAACCAGCAGGGACCGCAACATATAAATCCGGCGAATGGAAAGAGTGAAAAGCATTCGCCGGTGAAAGGAGGAATATGCTTGTTGACACGCACGCGAGTAAAAATGACAAAACCCCGCGTGTAAGCTATTCCTTTAAGGGAAGCTGCAAAACTTCCTGTGTACATTATAAGCCTTGTCAAGTGGTGAAATCAAATAAATAGACCCAGCGAACACAATATATTGTGTTTTTAATCAAAAAGGCCTCTTGACAGGCTCAATTTTACTGATTCCGTTGTACAGTTCATCGGCAAGCTGTGCCAGACTGTCCGGTGCATCATCGTGCGGAACTTTGCCAAGCTGTGTGAACATCGTCACCTGTTCCATGAACGCCTTGTACTCTTTCGACTGGTGCTTTTCGTCAAGGAAATAAAACCGCTTAATGTCCGGCGCATACTGGATGATTCTTGACAGTTTGCTTTGGCCACTTGGCGCACGCTGGCTACGAACAGAGCAGTGGTATCCTTGCTGCCGGAGCTGGCTGTCAACCACGTCACAGTATTCATCGCCGCCGTTGTTTGCTTCGCCACGCACCACGTTGATTTTGTGCTGGATAATTTTTCCCACGACTTCCGGTCTGGTCACGGTCTTATCGCCATTATTGAACACAAGGTCAGGGATGAACACAGCATCACCATACACATAGGCGATAGGACAAGCGGTGAAGTCACCGCCGCCCCATGCAATGTCCATGACCATAAGCTTGCGATCAGGCTCACCATCAGGCAGAACACCGTTAAAAAACCGCAGTTCATCGGCAGGGAACAGCAGACCTTCACGCACATAGGGCTTGCCCATGTACTTTGCCCACCATGTTGCATCGTCAATGCTTGCTTTCATATCGGCATAGTAGGCATCGTCAAAGCCAACGCCATAGTCATAATTGAAGTTACTGTGTCCGTTTTCGTCCACCGCAGGAATCACCCGAAATCGGTACTTTGGGTTGTCTGCATACTGGTTCTGGATGCGTCCCAGAGGGTCAAGCACGTTCCAGCGTGTACCGACCATCAGCTCTAATGCACCCTGCTTTTTACGGTCTTTCAGCTGGTTCAAGTAGGCATCATACTTGTTGTTCAGGCGTTCAACGTTCAGACTTTCCTCCAAGTCCTCGATCAAGTCATCGCTGTACAGAACGCCGCCCTCACCGATTTCAACAGCACCAGTCAGCGTACCGCCAATAGAGCGACAAGTCAGGGTTGGGAAACGTTTCTTTCGGTTCAGATCAACGCTTTCGTCCTTTGCACTTTTGTCCACGAGCTGAACGTCAGGGAAGATTTTGCTCCAGTTGTAGGTAACAGGGTCAGTGATGATGGACAGCACTTCGCCGTAGAATCCGTTTGTCAACTTGTCTGAATGCCCGCTCATAACCGATGCAACGTCAGGGCGGTTGCCCATCAGCCATGTGATGAAAAAGATGCACAAGGTGCTGTTATGGGTGGGAATCAGGCGCTTTCCAGCGCAATATACGCCACCTTCAACCTGAATACAGTTGCCCTGCTTCGGCTCGATGCGTTCAAACCCGCAAAACGCCACACGGCGAGGTTTAGAGAACGATTTCATCTGTTTACGAGGAACAACGCAAGGAATAGGGCAAGTTGGGTTAAAATCAATCCGATAAACAGTTTTTCTCCCATGAACACCACTAGAAGAAACGCGAGGAGCATAACTGGTTACAGAGCAACGCCAACCGAAAGTAGACACGAGCGTTTCAAAATCATTACGTAGCTGCGGTTCTGTTGTAGAAAAAGAATACCGATTTTCATTCGATTTTAACGTACCATCGGTATCAATAAGACCAGCGAGCAGTTCCATGCGCTGTGCAATGCTAGCGGTAAAGTATTCTTCAGGGATATGCTTCACACAACGAGTAGAACGATAGCACATATCAATCTTTTTTAGGTCGGCACGAAGCCCATCAAAATGAAAATATTCTACTCCTGTTGTCTTATGGACGTAATAATTCCCGATAGCATATCCGTCGTTAACAATTCTTTCGATAATGCATCTGTCCTGTTTTGATTCGCAAATCAAGGGTTTTTGATTTGTTCCATCGCCAAGCCATGCGCCCAGTGTGTATGGCTCAACGGGTAGCTTTTTATATTCTCCCTCAACAAAATTGCAAACAGGGGAATAATAGAAATATCTATGACCGCGATGTCCCGGTTTCCCCGATTCAAAGTCATTCATCATCTGCTTTGTTTCAAGCACTTTGAACCCATTGGAATGTTTGCTGTAAACAGGCCACTCGTGGTTTTCATGGCAGTCAATGTATGTGCCGTCAGAGAAATGGCAGCGGATATTTGCATAATTCTTCGGAGATACTGCAAGTACCTTCACAAACTGACCTTTTGGGCTGATAACTTCATCACCGACTTGTAAATCGCCGTGATTCTTCCAGCCGTTTCGTGTAAGAATCGGCGTATCATCGCTCAAAAGCTTACCAACACGCGCGGGTAGACTAACTCCCAAGAAGTCAATCCGCTTATAAAACAAGTCCTCAAGGTCATCTGCCAGCACTTTCAAAACCCTGCGTCTAGGCTGATAGAACTTCTTCTCCGGCGCACGGTTCCATTCAAGGTATATGCAATAGCTATCAAACACATCTTTTGCTTCAAACAGGTACGTCCGACCGATAATGTCATAGACCTTCGCAACGTCCTCGCCTGTTTTCATCTTGCCCATCACGGCTGCACAGACAGAGCGTAGCTCACCAGAGTATTTGTAGGCATCGAACCGCTTGTCCTGTGGCAGGGCATCTCTCAGGTTCACCACCGCCTGAAACCAGTCTTCATAGACCTGCGCTTCGGTCGGATTTTGCTTTGCATACGCTTTGATGCTGTCGATAATGGCGATACACTGCTTTGGCTGCATAAAAAATAGGCACCCCCTACCTGAAAATGTAAAGAGTGCCTACAACTGCACAAAAAGTATTTTATTCTGTTTGGTTGAAATCTGTTAAAAAACAAATATCTCAAGCATTTTTGCCAAGAACATCCCGCAGATCAATGCGAAATCAATCATTATCATTGGCATATTATCGTTTAGAAAATCGAGGAATCGAAGCTCAATCCGATCCAATCTGTTTCTCATTTTCATACTACAATCCTATAAGTTTTATTTTTAATTGGTTCAAGGCAATTTGAATATCTTGTAAAAGGTTTTATATAGACAACCTTTCCGTTTTTATAGTGTCTAACAAATCCACGAACATTTACAGCTTTATTCGGTTTTGTATAGGAGCGCTTGGATGGTTGATTATTTATATTTTTTCTTATCGGAGATGAGTTTTTGACGACAATGCTTTCACTGTTTTGACTTCTCGCTTTTTTGGCGTATTTTTCCTTTGAAAGAATCCCCTTGTTAAACGATACATATTCAACTGGTCTTTTTTCGTTCATGTAAGCCATTATGGAAGCGTAAACAGAAACAGTGCTCTGAATATTTTCTTCTTTCTCTCGATCTGGTAGCTTACTAAGAAATACATCAACTTTTTGCGAGATTCGATGCCACAAGAATTTAAGCAGCAGATCGCCGCCAACGGAAACTCTAAACAAGACGGTAAATAGCCGATCGTTTTCTTCCGCCCTGATTATTATATGCAGTTTTTCTTCATCGTTGCTTACAACGATAACTGAAGAATCAAAAGCAGGAACATAGCTTCTGACTTGCTCTTTATGGCTATCTCTCCATCCTAAAAGACGTTTGCAATCTTCTCTTGATATTTCAATTCTAGCCATTATCAACTTCCCTCTTTCATTCCCAGCTCATTTTATGCTTTTTAATCGCACAAGTATCTCCAATTCCGTCTATGCGAACGATTTCTTCTTCAAAATCAACGGCATTTTTACTCACCACACGCATAATTAAGCCTACTTTTAGTGGAGATTCAGGTTCATATCCATCACCGCATTTGCTTGTAGTAAGCCATCTGACATACTCATCATCGCAGCGCTGCCTTGCATATACTTTTCCGTTTTCTTTACAACGATAAAGGTCGTTGCAAAATTCTTCACCAATAAAACAAACCGTTCTTACGTTTTCCATATTAAACCTCCGGTTTTAGTGGGAGCGGCATCCAATGAGTGACAGGCCACTCGTAATCATCAGCGTCTATATAAACTTCGCCGCTTCTGTTAACGAGATTTCCCATTGCTTGCCACCCATAATATCTCGAAGAGACATCCATGTTTATTGCAATCACTTCATCATCTGGCAAATCATAATACTTTGCTTCTTCCCACGCAGTCCGAATGATTTGTTCTTTTGTGAACTTTTTGAATCCATAAAGGGCAGTCATTATGCGAGCCATTATTTCATCTTCATTTTCATCGCCCCACTTGAACTTAAAGCATATTTTAAGAAAATCAACCAATTCTTCAAGTTTGACATATTGCTCCATAAGCTACTCCTTTCACCTATTCTGTTCAGCAATCCGATACCATGTCTGGCGGGTCACACCAAGCTGGCGGGCAGCATCGGTAACGGTCAGCAGACGCTTTTCCACCTGTTCATGCAGAACATCAAAGAGGTTTCGGTCGTACTCGGTGGGCTTGCGGCCTTCCCTGTAATCAGGACGCTGGCTGGCAATCTTCTTGCCCTCTTTGGTGCGCTCAACAATCATGTCACGCTCAAACTGAGCGAACACAAGGAACATACCTCTCATAGCCCTACTAGCGGGAGTATTGTCCATTACGCCAAGATTCAACACGTTCACACGAATCCCTTTTTCAATCCACGAATCAATCAATTCGTACCCGCCGACAAGGCTTCTGGCGACACGATCTAGCTTCGTTACAACGATTGTGTCTCCGCTCTGAACCTCCGCTTCTAGCTTATCCAGTTCTTTGCGTTCCATTTTTGTCCCGGTATAGACTTCTTTGAAAATCTTAGTTGCTCCAGCAGCTTTAAGAGCTTCCTCTTGTGATTCAAGGCTGTTGCCATCAATCGCCTGCCCAGCGGAGCTGACACGAGCGTAACCGTAAATCATTCAGGTTCACCGTCTCTTTCCAGAACTTTGAGAACAAATTCATCCGACGCAACATCAGCTCCAATAGGCTGAATCACAATCTGGTACTTCATTTCTTCTAAAAGCATTGCCATTGTGGACAGTTTCAAATCGTCTGCATTAACGCGGTTCGTTACATAAGAAGAAACATCATACTCCATCTGTCTTGCAAGTGATGCGGAGGTATATCCTCTGATTTTCATAACGGAGCGAAGAATATCCCCAGAATTGACTTTATTTTTGGTTGCGCCACCCTTTTTCTTTTCTGCCATTTTTACCGAGCCTCTCTTTCGGCTTAATAATAACACATTCTTATGTTTATGTCAACATCTTCTTGTGTTTTTTGCAAAATTTTTACTATCAATAGGGTGGTCAAACGGCTGTAAACTTTTTTGTTGCTTTACAAACTGTATACCTGAATAGTAGCCTTACGAATTATCGAAAAATATACTTTCGAGCGCCACCATTAAAGTAAACTAATCCGTTTACAAAATCGCTATCAAATAACGTAAATTTACGTTAGAATGCGTAAAAATCAGAAATATCTGATGTAAATTATACAAATTGGGCTGTTGACAACTATATACCAAGCGTCTATAATCTAAGACAGCAGAACACATGATGAATCGACCAGCAACGGTAGGTTTATCCTTTGTGGCATAAAAAATAGGCCGCCAGCATACCGACCAAAGTAGCACTGACGACCTATTCCACCACAAAACAGAAGCTGCGCAACCAAGGGCGCAGTCTCGGTTTCTGTCAATTATTATAGCAGAAGCAGACCACTTCTGCAATAGAAAGGAGCAAAAAAACATGAACTTTCCCACGAAAACCGAAGAATTTCTGAAAACCCTCGCACACGGCAAAGAGCCGACCAGCGAGGACAGGGAGTACGCAGAAGCGCTTGGTAAGCTGTCCGAACTGAACTACCGGGCAGGGTACGAAGCGGGAGCAGCCAATCAGAATGAAAAAATCTGATGCCAGCACTAGTGAACACAATATATGGGGTGTATTTTCTTGACATCCTAATATTTTGCGGTTACACTTATTGCACAGCAAAACGAAAGGGGGTGAATGTGTATGAGCAGTCCTTACGCAGAGCGTTACGGTCACACCGTTACCATCAGCGTTACGGAGCGGCAGTTTGCAAGCTTGCAGGAATACTGCATCAAGAACCGGGTATCCATCTCTGCTGCTTTCCGTGAAGCGTTCTTCACGCTGCATCCGATGGATTCTACCAATGAAAACGAAAAATGATACGCTCGCTAAAGTTTGGCGACAGAAGCGAACGTATCATGTAAACCCTGAGAGAAGCATTCTCTCGCCGTTATTATAGCAGAAAATCGCTTCTCTCACAAGTGAAAAGGAGCTTTTTAATGCAACTTTCTTTGTCTGAGAACATCAAAATCTTCAACAACGCCGAGTTTGGCGAAATTCGTGCCGCACTTATTGACAACGAACCGTGGTTTGTGCTGAAAGATGTATGTGTAGCATTTGGAGAATCCAATTATCGACGCGTTGCCGCCAGATTAGATGATGAAGAAAAGGGTGTGTCACAAATCAACACCCCCGGCGGCACACAAAGCATGACTGTTGTGAATGAAGCTGGGCTTTATTCTGCGTTGTTTGCAATGCAGCCAGAGAAAGCTCGTGGTGTCAATGAGGAATATATTTCCAATAGACAAGAGCAATTAAAGAAATTCAAGCACTGGGTCACTCACGAGGTCTTGCCGTCCATTCGCAAGCATGGAATGTACATGACCGACAACCTGTTGGAGACGGCTATTGCCAACCCGGACTTCGTGATCGGGCTGATTCAGAACATGAAGGCCGAAAAGGAAAAGAGCGCAGCATTACAAATGCAGAACAAGCAGCTCTGTGAGAAGAACGAGGAGATGCAGCCAAAGGCAGACTACTTTGACGACCTCGTGGCGTGGAACGTATCTACCAACTTCCGTTCTACCGCAAAGGAACTGCGTATTCCTGAACGGCTGTTCATCAAAATGCTTATTTCTGACGGTTACATCTACCGTGACAAGAGCAAGGGCATCCTGCCGAAAGCGGGCAAGGGTGACGGCCTGTTTGCAGTTAAGGAGTACTGCAACCAGAAGAACAAGCACGGTGGCGTACAGACCAGAGTAACGCCGAAAGGCCGTGAGACCTTCCGTCTGCTCTATGCAAGCATCCGTAGAAGCGTATAACAGGACATAAGAAAAGCCAGTGGTTAGAGAACATCTAGCCGCTGGCTTTTTGTGTTACTTATCAGGAGTCAAAACAACCTGTGTGTACATGGATAGCTCAATATGATAACCGCTCTTAACGGTCAGACTGCCTTTTTCGCCAGCACTCGTTAATTGAAGCGTTGCGTTTACATCGTCGGAGTTGGAATCAGACACAACAAAAATCATAGACTGTTTTGCCTTATTCTCGACTGTATAGTTTCCGGCAGGGACTGTGTATCGAATGTACTTATAGCCACTCTTTGTGGTCGCTTCTTTTCCGTAGTCGCCAAGTTCACCATCGGTCAAAAGTATAGACCCATCCGATACATTGCCAGCGTCCGGCTTCAAACTTTCGTTTTTATAAATAAAATCATCAATTTCGTTGTTTTGTGTATTCTTGATAGAGTAGATTTCATCGCCAATCGTGGCAATCTGAATATAATCCTTCATATTGACTTGTGCATTGTATCGTTTACCGGCAGCCCAGTCATCCGTTTGCTCAAGCCAATTTATATCATCCAGAGTATAGCCAAGACCGGTCGAATCCAGCGCATCTGCAAGATTCTTAGCAAAGGCTTCATTCACTTCCTTATTCCGCTTTAAGAAAGACTTCATTGCTTCGCTTTCATCGACTGTTGACGAATCAGATGCAGCAGCAGAGGACGAAACGGATTCAGACGCTGCTTTGCTAGACGATGCCGTAGCGTCCTTGTAGCCTTCTTCAAAGCCTTCCTTTACGCTGCCGGAACTGCTTGTTGAACTTCCAAGATAAGAAAGAAACACAAAAATGACCATCAAAACAAACCACCAGCGTTTGTAGACAGGCGGTTTGTTCTTGCCGCCACAGTGAGGGCAGACCTTTGCACTTGCGGCAATCTCTGCGCCGCAGTGCTTGCACGTTGTCATTTTACTTTTAGCCATTGTAGATTCCTCCCTTTCAAGGCTTGTAAGGCAAGTATAGCACAGAACACAGGCCCTTTGTAGGGGTCTTTTTGTTTTTGCGCGGAATTTTTGAGATTGACAATGGGGGTGGGGTGTTTTTCGCAGAAAAGAGGGGGTGGGTAGAAAGAAGAAACGCCTTTTTTGAATTTTTTCTACGCGAGGCATTCACCCACCCCACCCCTGGCGCTGCCTGTATACCCCCCAGGTCAACCCCTGCCAGACCCAGCGCACCCGGACGGGTTGCACATCACAGGCGGCAGGGCAGACCATGCAAGACACGGCGCACCGGTCTGCATTCGATACCAGACAGGACACGCGGGGCAGATCAGGACGGTGGTGCAGTGCTGGAGTGTGTCCGAAACTGTGCAGATTTGTACACACTCAAACATGAACGATTTTCAACACAAGAATGTGTGCAAAGCCATTGACATCAACACAAGAACGTGTTACTATATAGACAACACAAGAACGTGTTACACCACCACCAAAACAGGAGGCCAAAACCATGAAAGCAAAAAGAACCATGCGGGATATTAAATCCCAATACCCGACCATTATACAAGTGAGCTATTGCGATGCACAGAATATGCTATGCATGGACGACCCCGCCGCCTACACTGCTGGCGTGTACGGCTGGAACGCGGATATTTACCCGCTCACCTCAGGCGTTGCAATCTGCACCGGGTACCGCCCCTTTGGAAACGTCAAGCCCGACCGCGAAACGGTCAGCCGGTACGAAAAGCGGGCGCGGGAAATGCGCCGGGATTTGTGGAACGCTGAAGAGCTGGCGGAGCACCTGCACAGCTTGCAGATGGAATTTGTTCGGGAGGTGTGCAATGCATGATCACGCTTGACTTTACCCAGTGGGCCGCCCTCTGGTACGTGGGCGGCATGATCAGCGGGGCATTGGTTATGATTGCATTTCTTAACAGCTAAGGAGGGATAATAATGGAAATCAATGGGTGGTATTCCGGTTGTCTTGTCCAGGCGTTTCCCTGGATTGACGGCGAATGCATTTATGTGAATGTCAGGTGCTTTTTGCCTGGTCAATCAATCAGCCAGGCACCCGCCTGGGATCGGTCAGTTTTCGTCTTGGATGATGAACCAGGGCGAACCATTGTATATAAGTATACAGATAGCCTGGTTAACGCAATATCGTCTGGGAAAATCCCGGACAAGGCACGCATAACTTTTGAAAATTCAAGGTTTTTCGTTTGATGGAGAACTAAAAAATGACATACACGGCAAATAAAAAGGCATACGGCCTATTGGAATCCCTTGCATATTGGATGGCTGAAATTTCCTATTGCAGAGAAAAAGATCCGGACGACATCGGATTTTTGGATAAGGCAGACAAAACAATTCATTTTTTGTTTGGCCAGCTTGACCGGGCGGGCGTCCCATTTTGGGCGCAAAACTCAGCGCTTGCGATCGGTGAAAATTGGAGAGAATACGAGCGGCGAAACCTCAGCGTATTATTTAAGAATAAAGGAATTTTGGAGAACTGAAAAATGTCTGATTTTGAAAAAAGAGTAAACGAGTATAGGGAAAACAAGCGGCTCATTGAAGAGCTCGAAGCAATGAACGACGCAATTAGGGCAGATATAATTACAATGATGCACGGCGCGCCGGAGATGGTGCAGGGCACGGCAAAGGCCATTTATAAGGATGTGCAGAGCGTCCGACTTGATAGCAAGCTTTTGCAGGCCGCACACCCGGATATTTATGCCGAGTGCAGCAAAAAGACCGTTTACAAGCGGTTCAGCGTGGTTTGATAGGAGGTATTTAATATGTGTTTGGTTGTTATTAATGGCCGCGTTGCTGCTGAGTGTAGCGCAACCACAAAAGGCGCTTTTTGTCACTTTGGCGTTTGGTATACTTACGACTGGGAGGCAATCACAAAATGATATTATCTTGTGTCCTGTTCATTTTTTGGTTTTTCTCTGCGCTGTTCAAAGCATCTAAATGATACCGTCCGGATACTTTAGCGGGGCTGCACCGTAAAGCAACCCCGCCCCAGCCCAAAAGGGCAAAAAAACTTTCTGCAAGTCCTGTTTTTAGGGCTTGCAGTATGATATACTGAAAAAAAAAGGCAAAAGCCCAGAAAGAAAGGTATTACCATGAAAACTTACACGGAGCACGAAGTAAACGGCCTGAGTATTTATGTGGACGACGAAACCGGAAAAGTACATCACGCAGTGAATTGGGATAGCGCAAATCAGACAACGCTTTATCCATACGCCTATAACACCCGCTCCCGTGTGTGGGATAATGTCAGCGGAGATTATACGCTGGCAGGATTGAAGCGCACAAAGCGTTTAATTGAATGGCACTAATAAAATCTTCACCCGGTCAGAAATGACCGGGCTTTTCTTTTGCCTTGCATCTGCTGAGGGTGCAGGGCTTTTATTTTGCCCTGCTGCAATACAGCTATATACAATCGTTTACAGGGCGTTTTGTGCCGTCTATGCAGTTATATCACCAACTCCGCAAAACAGCGCACAGGGCTTTACATGGGTGTTTCCGTTGATTTGGCCCATTCCAGCGTACACAATACAGTAACTACACAAGCCAACTATGCACCGACTGCGCCACACTGGAGGGCATACCATCAAGCGCAGCACCTCCAGCATATACCAGATACCAACGCCGCGCCCGGACGCTGTACAGGTCAGCACAGACCGCCTATTATAATAATGTATATAAGAGGGTGCAACATATCGCAGACCATGCCAGACCGGAGGGATCAGCTCCTGCCGTCTGCGGATCGCTGGCAAGTGCTGACACGCTGTCAGCAGTCCAGCAGCAGGAGGGCGGCGGGCGGAGCGGAACCATTGACGTCTACCGCCGTATCTCTTTTCGGGCTTTCGCCCGATAGCTAATAGAGGCCAGCAATAGTCGCAGCGTTCCGACTGGAATAGTCGTAGCCAATAGTCGCAGTCTCTCCAATAAAATAGTCGTAAAGTCGTCAGATGACTAGCTTTTGAAAGTCCTATATATTGTATAGTAACGAGTAGCTCGCTGATAGTCGTAGAGTAATAGTCGTAGCATTTTCTTGCGAGCTATCGTCAAATAGTCGTGTATTTTTTGTGTGAAATAGTCGTTCTCCTTTTAGAGAAAGAGAGGTGCGATAGTCGCTAAGTCATCCGACTACCCCAAAAATCAATATGTGTCAAGACACCTATCAATTTTAATCCCAATCGCATTACCTCAAAATATTTAACAATCGTACTTATTATAATAGTCGCAGATAATTACTCAATCTTTTTAACTATTATTTCGCTGGAATAGTCGTATCATCCGATTCGGTCTGTTCCTGCTCGATTTAATTCCCAGTAACGCACTATAGTATTCAGCTCAATTCATAGCGTTCTGCTAGGAATAGTATATGCAACATTTATACATATCCAACCGACTACAAAATGAAGTCAATTCTCCATGTGAAATAGTCGTAGACTATCCACCAGTCCGAACCTCACGCTAGTTCTTGCCTACGGTCTGCTCTGCTGGCTAACGGTATAGCTTTTGGAGATAGAGGGTTGTAGGGAGAAAGAACCTTTACAGGCGATTGAACTCTAATTCACTGTACTGTTGCTTCTCTTGCTCTCTGTCAATCCACATATCAGCAAAAGCCTTCCAGTTTGTTATAGGCTTTCCGGTCCTGGTCATCCAACCTGTTTCATCATAGTAGTTCATGAACCTGCTGGCAAGCCTATTCTCACATCCGGCATCCAAAAAATACTCGCTCACATCCTCGAAGTCCGGCGTTCTGGCGTTCCCATCGGGCGGGTCGCCCGCTTTCTTAATAACTTTTTTTCTTTTCTTTTCTTCTATATTAAGGAGGTGAACGATTGTTCCCCTCACAGGTGAAGCATCGTTCCCCTCAGAGGTGAATGATTGTTCACCTCCCTTTTCGCTCCTTGACGATTCTTTCGGCACTTTGACGTATATCTTATCGGGCTTGTTCTTGCCTTCACGCTTGCGCTCGATCAACCCGGCTTCTTCCAGCTCTTTCAGAGACTTCTTGACCCATCGTTCTGTGAATCCAGTATCGGCAGCAAGGTCTTTGATGGGATACACGATGTATACTCGCCCTAGTTGGTCAGCAAACTTTCCGCTTCTGCTTGCCCTCTGTGACGACCTTGCACGATTGAACAGGTAAATGTAAACAATTTTCTCTGTTGGGCTAACGCCAATAGTCGAGAGGAATCGAGGGTAGACCATGTACCCATTGACCTTTGTATCGGCTGTCATGTACTGCATTTTTTCCTCCTACAATAGTCGTAGACCTCTACAATGCGCTCACAGCCCCGTAGAGCCGTGCCAGAGCCGTTTTCCGTGTTCAGTCGATAAGTTTGCCGTCTGACCGCTAAAAGCGTTTGTAGGGCTTCTGTGCGCGTATATGCAAAAGGCTGCCATTGCTGACAGCCCATGTGCTCAATCCATCCAAGTGTACTCTTGGAATCGTTGAATCTGCTTGTTAAACGTAATGGGAAGGTCGCCTATCTCGCCTTCCTTGTTCTTGCTTAGTCGGAACAGGTACTTGTCGGGGTTATCGCCGGACAGAAGGATAATTGCATCTGCGTCCTGTTCAATCTGTCCGCTCTCTCGCAAGTCGGAGTTAGTAGGCGTTGCTCCGGGCTTGGATGGGTTTCGATTAAGCTGTGCCAGTGCCACCACAACAATGCCTGTGGTCTGTGCCAGTTCGTGCAGGGCAATGGATATAGCTGTAATGGCGGCATATCTGTCTTTTGCGCTTGTTTCGTGGATGAGTTGAAGATAGTCTACGAAGATGACCTGAGCCTTTTTACGAAGAGCCTGAGCCTTCATCCACGCCACGTTCTTTCCGGCAGCGGAGCGGATATATAGGGGCATCTTCATGTTCTTTGCCTGTCCGTCAATCTCATTCAAGCTGACCGCCTTATTTTTCACCGTGTCCAGAGGGCAGTATATTTGATTGGCCATCAGACGTGCGCCCAGCTTACGTTTGCTGGTTTCTAAGCTGAAATAGTACACGGTATAGTCCTGCTTTGCCATGCTTGCTGCTATTTGCAGAGACAGGGCTGTCTTGCCCGCAGACGGTCTGCCACCGATGATGATGAAATCACCCGGTGAGATGTGCAGCGCTTCATCCAGACGCTCTAGGCCTGTCTTGATATACACAGGCTTCTCGTCCATGTGAAGTACATAGTCGTTCAGCACATCCTCGTATGTCCACGCATCTTCTTCCTCAGCTTTCAGGCTCATTGCTTCGCCCATCTTCTGGTAAATGTCTGATAGATCAGAATAATCGGTAAGCTCGCTGGTCATCTGAAATGCCAGGCCTTGCACACGAGTGAGTGCAGCCTGTTCTCTGATAAGCTGTGCCCAACGCTGCATCTGCTCCCTGTCAATTCGTACACACTCTGATTCACAGGTTTGTACACACGCCAAGAGCGTCTGCGCTACGTCTGGATGCTGCGTGTTTATCTCAACTATATCTATCTTACCCCTAGCCGTCCAATAGCCCTTAACAGCCGCAAAAGCGTCTCTCAGCTCAGGTCTGAACAAGTCAAGTTCAAGGTCTGGTATGATTTCATCCACAACGCCCGGCTTGCAGAGCATCAGCGCACCGATAAACACCGTTTGAACGTCCATTGTCATAGTCTATGAAACTCCATCTCCGTACTTTGCTCGTACTGGTCATCCTGTTTCAATGCGTAAATGTCCTGCCATCCAGCATAGATGCTCTGGTCAAGGATAGCTTTCCAGTCATGCCGATCAAACTTTTCCAGCTTGTTGCAGAGCATCTGCTTTGCCCGGTCTGTCATAGGCTTTTTGATTCTTGTACGCATCTGTGCGAACTCTCGCAAGGATTCCAGCAGGGCTTTATCGCCATGAGCAAAGTCTGAGAAGATGTCAGGTTTCTTTTTGACTGCACTCTCCGGCAGGGTCTTGACGTTCATTTGACCGTCAATTGATACAATTGGCTCATTGTCATCTGACTTTGAACTCATAGATGAGCTGACTTTCATCTCATTTATGACATGAGGATGAGATGACTTTCGTGTAGACCATCCTTTTGACGCAATATCGTTTCTTTTTGATTCTTCATCGAGCAGATGTTTAATCAAAATGAAACAAGATTCTGCTTTTTTTGAGTTCAAAGTTGCGTCTTTTTCTTCAAAAACGTATGCACAGATTGCATCGTAGAGTTCCAACTTCTCTTTACTTTTGAGTGTGGAGATGGCTTCAAAATAATATTTTTGGAATGTAAAGCTGTCTCGTTTTTTGTCCATACTCAATCATCTTTGTAGCGTTTGTTCCATGCTTCGATGGCTTTTTCCTTGCCAAATGTTGCAGAAGTGCTCACCCCGCATTTTCCGCAGACTACCCAACTAGCCATGTCAACATTGAGTGGATGAATCACTTTTACAGTCGGCGGTTCCGCACCGCAGAACGGGCATCTCTTAAGTTCTGTCATTTTCTGAACCCCTCTCTCGTTCTCGTGATTCGCTTATGCGCCTTTACAGGTCTTGTGCCTTTGCCGTACGCTGGTCGGATATGTTTTGCTTTAATGTATCCACAAGGTGGCTTCGGCCCAAAGTCGAAAAGGCTCAAGTCCATAATGATGATGCCAAACTTTTTGTTTGTCATATTTGTTCCTCCACAGGCGGTTCTGGCATATACGCCCAATATTCAATTTTTGAGTGATGCAAACAACACCCGTTATCGTTCATCCAATCAAATTCTGGCATTCCATGCCGAAGGTCTTTTACAAGTCCTCCGCATGACACAGTCCTGTCTATCTTCCCTTTGAAAAAATCAAAATACAGCCCAGACAGCAAAATCCTTCCAGATGAAAAGTAGCCATTTCCATTGTCAAACAGTGGCGGGTATCCTTCTTTTTTAAGAGAATGCCAAACAATTTTGCTCTCCACACATACCACCTCATACCATCGGAAACGCCATCCAATGCGTCACCGTCACATCTTCCGGCAGTCTCTCGCCTATCTCGTCCCAGAACTGACCGTCTGCGTAACAGCCTAAAAAGTACGCTGTCGGCTTTCCAGTCTTTGATTTTGCACGGAATATCCGTGCCGGGTACGGTCTTTTTCAGCCCATCCATCTGCCAAACATTCCATGAGATGATGTCTGCGATGCAATCAAGAAACATAGGCATACAGCCGATTTCAAGCCGTTTTGCATCAAACCGATACCTAAAATTTTCAACCAGCGTCAGGAACAGGTTGCACCTTGCCAGCAAGAGATTGTCTCCCTGCCACTCATAGCCGTATGTCGATGCGTAGGCGCTAATTGCCCAGCACATCCACATATCGTAGTCAGAGAACTGCTCTGCCAGAACATTTAGCTTCCTATCCAGCAGACCGATTCTGTCCGGCACGGCAATCATATGCCCTGTTGTGGTATCATATCGGCTTGTCAGGAACGGTGCTTCGCCACAGGTTACTTCAAGGCAGGTCTTATTTATGTATTCCTTCCAATCCTCGCCCTTCAGGTCGTTTTCAGCAACGTCTGCCATTTTCTCGCAGACCCATGTTGGCGTGAACACCTCTGCTTTCTTGCTGGTGCGCTTCTTTTGGTCTGCAAGTCGTTTCTGCACACGAGGAACAAGCTGAACCTTGTCCAGTTGTTCCAACGTGATTTCATCTGCAAAGCCAACACCAAGCTCAGGCGGCGGGTCTGTCGCCCAGATGATGTTCTTTCCTGTCGTGTGGTCTTGCAAGAGGACAGGCAGGAACGTGCGTAGGCATGGGTCGGAGAAGTCAATCAGTTTTCCCATTGGTCAGCCCTCACCATGATTGTGTTTTTCTCTTTCAGCCAGTCCTTGACACAATGAAAGCAATGCTCGCGGTTCTGGCAACGCTCCGGGTCACGATGTTTGATAAGCTCACAGATGCCCGGTGTCAGGTTCTCCGTGATGTCATCGTCCGTCATAGAGCGAATGAAATCGCCGTTAGTCATGTTCTTTGCCTTTCTATGCTCACTGTTAGTCTGCTTTTGTTACAACGGTATCTGCTCCATTGACAGTGACCCATCCGTGCTTCAGTCTGGCTTCAGCTTCTTTCATCTGAATCAGTTCAGGTGTAATGGATTCAGACACAATACGGTTTGATTCGGCTTCTGCTTGTGCTTCGATCACTTTCACATCGGCTTCCGTCTGAGCCTTCACCTTGTCCGTCTCAGCCTGTGCAAGAGCAGTCTGCTTGTTCAGTTCAGCGATTTCAGCGTCTTGCTTTGCTTGTTCTTTTGCTCTAATCTTTTCGGTCAAAGTGTCATCCAGCTCCACGTCAATCACGAGGGCACTTGAAACGTTGATTCCGTATTCATTTGTAAGCTTTTCGTTCAAATAATTTGTGATTGCGTTGTTTACTTCCGTTTTCTTTTCAGAATAAATATCCATTACAGAAAACTGGGGCGTTACCTCCTTGACGTAGGCGATAATGCTGTTCTGAATACGGCTTTCGACAAGCGTTTCGCCATCCATTCCATTAAAACGGCTGTAAAGTTCAACAACACGGTCTGGAATGAAGTTATAATTTACGGTAAGGTTTACTCCAACCATTCCACCGCTTGCGGGGGCATCAATGTGCCAATCTGCGTGTTCTTTTGCGTTATAATCTGCTGGGTCGTCTGAAAAAATAAGCTGCTGCTGACTGATAGGGAACTTGCTAACGTGCTTCATGGGAGAAAGAAAGTGCCAACCCTGTGACAAGGTGTTCTGCTCAACGCCTCGTGCAGAATAAACAACGCCTACATAACCAACAGGCACTCTCTCCAAACACAGCAAAAGAACCACTGCAACAAAAAACGCTGCTACCACAGAAGAAATAATAGTTGCTACCTTTTTCATGTTTTACTCCTTATCGTTAAAATTGTTGATAATCAAAAAAGCAACCGCCCAAGATAACAAGAAGAACGCAACAAGCTCTTTCATTTTTCCGTCACCTCTCTGTACTCCACGTCAATCCCTTTCGGCAAAGCCGTCTGGTACTTCTGGGCAAGCTGCTCTGCGCTTTGGGCATCGCCCAACGGTTGTTCAGGCGGTGCAACGGTAACTTCCACGTTGTCACGCATACCGAAGTAGTTCTTGGCTCGGAAAATCCACTCTGCCGGGTTCTCCTGACCGTACATACCGTTGTATGCCCACATGGACTGCATTTGCAGAATCAGCTTCAGAATGTACTTCTGCTGTAAGCTGTCGTCACGGCGCTTGCCTGTCATAATCTGTCTCAAGCTAGGCCATTCGATGCCTAGCACCAACGCAATCCATTCCACCACAGGGGAGATTCTGGCTTCGATGCAAGCGTCAAAGAAGAAATCAAGACGTTGCTGCACTTCAATGGGGTTGTTCATATCCACGCTCGGAAGGTCACCAAAATACTTTGCGGCAATCATGCCGACAACTTTCTTGTCCTCTTCATCGCCGATTCTTGACTGCAAATCCCCTGTGTTCATCATCTTCAGCTTCTCGATAGCCAACGCCTGTTGCTCCTTTACCTTTTTACTGACCTGTGAACGGATGCTCTTGTTCTTGTTGAGGTTCTGTATCCGCTTCTTCTCACGCTCTTTCTCGCGCTTTGCGGCGGCTTCTTCTTTTGCCTTTTGCGCTCGCTTCTCACGCTTTTTCTTTTCAGCTTCGGTCAGCGGCGGTCTGCCACGACCACGCTTCGGGGGTGTTGCCAAGAGTTATCACCTCTTCATTTTCGTTTCGATTTTATCCAGCTCGGTTGCAATCCACCAGACGGAGCAGCAGTTGTCCAACTGTCGCCACCAAGCGCACTTTTCTTTCTCGCATACGCACCGCCCAAGCGGATTGCTGGTCATCTTCATTGGGCAGTAAAGCTGACACCGCCAGACAATTTACTTAACGAAAGGTTCACGTTAGCTTTCACGAGAATTTCGCCGTTAATCTCAAACACATCTCCATACTCCAGACACCCAAAATTGATTTCTTTTCTCTCAATGTCGCAAATTTCCATTATTTCCACCCCATCACAACTGCCGTACAAACGACCAGACACGCGTTGATAAAAAGCCAGACAAGAATTGCCTGTTGTTTTTCAAACAGGCTGTTCGCCATGTTCTTGATTGTCCGTTCAGACTGAACTACTACCGCCAGCAGGACTAAGCAGACCAGCCAGCGGGTTACAAATTCAAACATTGTTACCTCCATCTAACATCCTCTATGATGTTTGGATTTTCGTGCGATTGAAACTCATATAGACTACATATAGTTTTCTTTCCGCAAATCGGGCAATTAGGAGTTTTTCTGCTATCCGCTAGAGCAGTTGCAATACGTTCATCGCACACATCGACGCTAGTGGTGCAGAAGTCGCAAGTGAACGTGGCTCTTTTAATGCGACAAAACTTCGGATTTCTTGAAGTAATCTCTGAAATGTCCTCTACCGAAAACATTGCCATTAGCTCCACCTTTCTCTCAGCTCTTTTTCGACTTGTTCTGACTTTGCGGTGATATAATCCGCAAACTCGTCAGGTGTCATGTCCTCGTTCTTGAACCGCCCAACCATCTCCCAGTACCTGTCACCAATGCGGATGATTTTCTGCACCTGTTCATCGGACAGGTCTGCATCGCACCGAAGGTTTTGAATCAGTGCGCCCCATGTGGCGGCGATGCCATCCAGAGCCATGCGAAAGCCGTACAACTGGTTCTGCCGTGCGATTTTGCGGAGGTTGGTCGGCTTGACCTGTTTGTTGCACAAAGGGCAGTTTCCGAATTTATTCATCTGGCTGCTCCTTGTTTTTAATAGTGACTTTCAAGATCACAGTCTTCCCGTCTTTGGTATCCCAAGCATAACCATAAAAGCCTTGTTTTTCTTCTTCTGCTTTGGAAACAAACCAGTCTCGAACTGCTTCTACTGCTTCATCCGTAACACAAGTTTTATCTTTCCACTCTTTTCCATTTGCTTTTACGGTTCCTGCGTAAATGCCAAACATCCCACATCCAACATGATATTCAGCCATTTTTATTCTCCTTTGCTTCAAGACGAGAGAGCCAGCGAGTGCGCTTTGCTCCAATAATTGCTGTGGCATCCTCATACCATTCAGGTGAGCAGTTCAGTGCAGAGATACAAACAATCACATCCGCATACTCCTCGATCAGAGCGTTTTCGCACTCATTTACGCTCTTCGGTGTCGGGTTCGTGCCATCCAGCGCACGGCGCAGCTTCAACGCAGCCTGTGCCGGTTCAGACGCTTCTTCTGCCAACTGCGCCAAGATTTCGGTCTTGGGCAGAATGTCTGAAACTTTCTTACTCACTTCTGCTCTCCTTTCAGCCAGTCGTTGAGCGCAGCCATGCAAGAGGGGCAAAGAACGAACGACCTATCTGGCGAACATTCATAGCCGCGTTCTTTGATTTTTACTTTTCGGATTCCGTTTGTTTCGCCGTGCCACGAAAAGCACTCGCCGCATCGGTCGCAAATTGCGACTTCAATTTCCATGTTTTCAACCTCCCATTAGCGGGTCTGCGCATTCCCAACGGTAATCATCAAATCGAATTTCACGGTTGATGGTTGTTTTACCTTCAATGACTTCTATCTCCTGATTTACGCATCCACTGCTTTCAAATCCATAGAATCTGAAATCCAACCTATACTTTTTAGACATTTCTTCGTATGGCTCAGGCTCCATCGACCATGCAGCCATTACAGGAAGAACAAGAATTGCGTTGTCGCCATCAGCAATCTGTTCAGTGCAGAACTTTTCGACAAAGTTCTTCATAGTACCCTCGATGTAAGCGGTGTCTTTCACGTTGATGTAGAATGTCTCATCATCGTAAGAGAGCAATGCTCCATCATGGATTTTGTTGTAGACCCACTCTCCATTCGGAAACTTGTTTTTGTCGAAATAGGGGCGGTCATAAACAGTCACGCAATCCGTAAACCAGCGCACGATGTTTTCGGGATTCCCACGGACTTTGAGCTTTCCTTCACACCAATTTGGCATTCTCTTTCTCCAATCTTTTCAGCAGCGCATCCACGTCATACCGCCAATGAACACGAAGCCTTTTTGCTTTGACCTCTATCCCCTCTTGTTCCGCCCACTGCCAAGGGATGCTTTTGCGGCTCTCATTGTATCGGAACGCCAGAACCTTGTTGGCAGGGATTGCAAAGGTGCGGTTGACCGCCCTGTAATTGACTATCACATGGGAGGTCTGGCCGTTGTACTCCATTGCATCCACCATGTCCGTGATGTGCTTTTCCTTGCGGTATTTGCACTTTGCCTTGTCGTACTTACCGAACACTTTTTCCAGAGGGATAGAGGGCGTTTCAATGGTTTTCAGCTCAAATAGGTGGTTCATCGGATAACGGTACACAAGAAAGTCGCAGATGTTGTCGATTGAAAAGGACAGGTTCTCATTTCCGCCGTAGTAGGTTGCAGCGCTGTCCTTCAGCCGATAGCACCACGCATCGGGTGGAACAGATGCCTTGAAGTCTGCTTCAAACTGCTTGCCAGTGTTCATAAATCAACCCGTCCATCGTTTTCTTCTCCATGTGTATGGATAAACATAAAGCATTCCTCTCTTAATCATTCTTTCTGTTATTTGTTTTGCCAGCTCAAGGGATGATGCTCTGGGCGCGAAAATCTGTTCCGGGTATTTGATTTCCACCATCAATCCGTTTCGGATAATAGATTTTTCGCACGGATACTTGTAACCGTCTTTCAGGATATAGCCAACCATCTTCTTACCGCTATGTGGTTTGAATCCATACCAAATGCAAGAAAGCGGGCTACTTTCAAACGGAACCAAAATCTGTTTATTTAAATCAAATCTGCAATGGCTGTTCAAAACAGAAGCGATGTGTTTCATCGTTTTCTTAGACGGATTTCTCATCCTCGCTCACCTCTAAATTCACTTCCGAGAAACCGCTTCTTGCCACGTTCCCGGTGCTTGTCCTCGTAGTTGCGGTGGTACACACTCTGGCTGTGGTTCAGCTCATGCACGAACGCCTTGCGCTCCTCAAAGTCTTTCTTCTCTGCCTTGTACTTCTCGCAAGTGTCGTGACAAGCTGTGCAGCGTGATGTGCAGTTGAGACAGCAGGTAATCATTCTTCGCCAAATCTCCTTTTTGTTACAGCCATCGGGAACTCTTCGATTTCGCTTGCCCAGCGTGCAGTACCATCTCCATACGCTCTTTGCCAGACCAGAGGGAAACCGCCCAGACCATCGAACAGGCTGCCCAGCGTAGGCTTTTCTTTCAGGTAAGGGCGCATTTTCTGCACCAGCCAAAACCACTGCGGCAGAGCTATGGAGTTGCCTAAAGCCTTGTACCGTGGGCTGTCAGCGTACTTGTGTTTCTTGCCCTTACTGTCTGTCCAGTCACCAATGTCCGTCCATCCGTCCGGGTAGCCTTGCAGACGTTCGCATTCAACAGGGGTCAAGCGGCGGACAATCCAGCGGATGGTTTTCTCTGCAATCAGACACTCGCTGCCATTGCCGATGTTTCCGGCTTTTGCTTTCAAGGTTGAGCATTTGTCGCTTTCCTTGTAGTGACTGAAAGACTGTTCGTTGAAGGTCTTGCGTTCGATTGCAATGGCCGTGTAATCTGTGATTCTGTTTTCGTGGTCGCCTGTTATGGTCGGACAAGTTCTGCCATCGCCGTTTCCACGAGCATCATAAACAACAGGCTGAAACAATGTCTGGTCTTGGAGTGTTGAAAGCGTTGCGCTTTTTTCGGTTTGTACCAGCGCACCTTTACCACCACCGGCGCATCCGCTACGGATTTTTAGGGTGTAGGAATTGCCCCCCCTATCACGTCCATAAGGGCTTGCCTGAGAATGTCCGGGAGTAGCTTCCCACGCCTTGATGCTCTCGTCAGGATTCCCTGACAGGCTCGTGCGCTCAAATAGTATTTCTGCGGCACGTTGTCCTCCAAAATCCACGACAAGAGCGATTCTCTTTCGGCGTTGGGGAACTCCCCAATATTGAGCGTCAAGCTGTCGCCAAGCCAGAGACCATCCGTTTCCAGCGATTGCTCCGGCTTTGCTCCATCTGCCCCCCCTACCTGAAGGTCGAGGAATTGAAACGTCTGGTTGTTCCACGCGGGCAAGTTCTTCCAGCACGGCTCTGAAATCTTCTCCTCCGTTGGAACTGAATGCTCCTGGCACGTTTTCCCAAACAGCGAAAGTTGGATACATTCCATTGGTGGCTGTCCTCATTTTCTTAATGATTCTTGCGGCATCCAAAAACAACACGGAACGGTCGTCGTCAAATCCAAGCCTTTTTCCAGCCATAGACAAGCCCTGACAAGGGCTACCGAAAGTGATGCAGTCTACGGGCTCTATCTTATCGCCGTGAATCTTTGTGATGTCGCCCAAGTGTTTCATTTTTCAAACGCCCGTCCAGCCAGATAGCACAGCTCTTATATAAGGTAGGCGGTCAGGGGTTATGTCCTAAAATGGCAAATCCGATGAATCGTCAATCACAGAGAAGTCATCTGCGTTGCCCTGAGAGTAGTTCTGCGGTGCATCCTGCGCCCGATCAGCGGGTTTGCTGTCCGACCTGCCACCACAGAAGTCAACCTTGTTTGCCATGATTTCCGTTGCGGTGCGGTTGTTGCCCTGCTTGTCGGTATACTTCCGGGTCTGGATGCTGCCAGTCACCAGAATCAGGCTACCCTTCTGGAACCACTTGGAAACGAACAATGCCGTATTACCAAATGCGGTGCAGTTGAAGAAGTCGGTTTCCTTCTGACCGCCGCTCTGACGGTCACAAGCAATGCTGAACGTGCAAACATCCTTCCCAGACTTCGTGACCTTAGCTTCAGGCGTGTGAACCAGACGCCCTTGAATTGCGATAGAGTTGAGCATTGTTTAGCCCTCCTTCGGCTGTTTCTGGGCACAGTCCCAACACAGGACACGCCCAAAGCGTTTCTTCGTGCTTCTTGCGGTTTCCAGCGGCGATACGGTGCGGTTGTTGTACTGAATAGGCTGTAACTGCTTTCCGCAGCAAGCGCATGGGGGGATGGTTTCTACTTCCGTTTGCTTCTGCGCAGGCTCGTTTGCCCTGCTTGTGGTCTGCTTCTGGTACTCGTCCGTGTCAGCGTCCTTCGTATCGTCAATGCAGAACAGACCGTTCAGAGCGTACTTTCTGGCGTAGCTGCTAGACGTTCCAGTCACTTGCGCTGCGTCCATCTTGGTTTTTTGCTCCGGCTCTCTTGCGTAAGCGGTGACTGTTACGCATCCACCATCCAGAGTTTCCACCTTTGCGGTCGCTTCGATGTAATGCCACCCCTCTAACACTTTAGGTTCATCAGAAAGGGTAAGAAGTAAACCGTGTTCTTTCAAAATTGGTTTGACTGCTTCCAAAATGTCCTCACAAGAGCGATACTTGTAACCGCCAAATGCGTTCATTTGCCCTTTCGGGGCTTTCAACTCTGACTGAACAGCCATCAGAGCTTCATGAATTTTGCTGTTATCCATACGATTCCTTTCTTCGGCTTCATTAGGCGTCATTGTTATTACTTCGGCTTAACTTGGCTGTATAAAATCAACCAGCCATCAGGTCTGCCAACTGCGCACGGAGGTCTTTCAGTTCCGCTTCTCTGTCCTCGATTTCAGACCGCAAGTCCTTAATCTCAGCCATTCTGTCAGCTTCTTTGGCTTCCGCCATCTGCTCGTTGGTCATGAAATACACGCCGTCCTCCGGCTCTGTCACGCCACCGAATCTGTCAAGGTTAATCATCTTTTGGTCTCCCTCTCTTGCGCTCCTCTTTGATTTGCAGTGCACTGTACCACTGGTCTTTGTCAATTTCGATGGTAGACCACCGATGGTTACAGGCAATACACTTTTTCCTGCGAACGATGCTGTCATGGTCAGACCGGCTGTCGACTGTTGTGATGTTGTCACTGCCGCACATTGGGCATTTCATCGTGCATCCCTCCACCCGTTTGTGTGGTGGGCTACCCGCTTGATTTTGCGGCACTCACGCTCGCTGCGTTCGTCCTCTTCTGCACTGACAGACAGCGCACACAAGACAATAGCCGTTGTAAGAAGCCCACAGGACACGATTACCCAACCAAGCATCTGCGCTGTGGTCTGGCATCCTTGAATCGCATCACCGCAGCCAACTGCCGCAATTGCCGCGATCAGACCAAGCATGGAAAGCGCCATTCCTTTCAAAGTTTTCATTGATTCTCCTTTTTGCTTCCAAAACTTAAAATCCAGCCAGTTGCCATTACGGCAGCCACTACGATGATTCCCCATGTTCCTTTTGCGCCGACCAGTAGTTCAACAAGATGTACAAGCCACAGGTTCAAAAGGAACGCTGCCAACACCACTGCAAGAGCAGCGCTCCACATCAGAATAATTTCTATAAGTGCTTTCATTTCTATCCCCTTTCGTTTATTTTTCGCCATTGCCAGTCATATCAACCCCATGCGATGCCGTTGCTATGCTCTTCAGCGCCCTTCCCTGCTACTCCATTACTTCTCAATTCATTTCGGTTCCGTTCATTACCTTCGCTAGTCGATACTACGCCTTGCATACATAGCCATTGCTTCGCTCTTCCATTCAATGCCATTGCTCTTCCCTGCTCTTCCGTTGCTTCGCATTTACAATCATCGCTTGTCATTGCCATTGCTCGTCTGAGCCTTACTTCGCCATTCCGTTGCAGTACAAGTCGTATCCGCGCCTTGCCTTTGCACTTCTTGTCCAAGCCTGACCATGCCGTAGCCCCGCGCATCAACGCTGTGCCATAGCGGTTAATTGAGGATTTCGTAGTTAAAGCGCCCCTTGCCAGAGTTACGCCACTGGCCAATGCCGCGCAGAACTCCATAATCAAGCCATTCGCGAACAGCTTTTTCGTGGGAATCATCCATGCACAGCACCTCAAACTCGCAGGTCGAACCAGCGGGAATCTGCTCACTGTTGGCAATGCTTACACGTTCGCCCTGTGCTGTCTGTGCGCGGAGAGGGCGCTGGCACTCGGTAATCTCACCGTTCACATGAATGGGAATCATGCGGGGCTGAACGAAAATAAGACCATCAATGACCTTCTTGTAGGCCGTCAGCTTGCCGCTTTCATTCACGGCTTTCTTCTTGCCGGTCTCGGTCTTCCCCCCGATACGTCCCAGCATACCGCAAGAATCCTTGAAGAAGCCCTTAATCTGGTAGTCATACAGTATGGGTTCGCCGTTCTCGTTGCGAGGAAACACGGTCATGCCCTTATCTGCCACAACATCAGCGCCCAGAGCGGCCACTTCGTCCTCAACGGTTGCTGCATCAGGGGACTTGCTGGCGATGAACTCTCGCGCGATGTTCTGGTTGCTAGGCCAAGTGCCAAGAACTGCTTCGATGAATGTGATTCTTACTTTGATTTTTTTCATTTTTGTTCACTCTTTCTTTCTCGATATGTTCCAGTCTTAAAGGTTCACGCTTTTGCCAGCGCTTCTGCCACGGACTGCTTTTGTTGAAGTTGCTTATTGCCCTCTTCATCGTTTGCCATCCTCCGCTTACGTTGGATGTGTTCCAGCCGGTCTTTCTCTCGGCTGTGCCAGCGGATTTCCTGCTTTCCGTAATACTTACCGTTCATAGGTCAGCTCCCCTGTTGCGAGCATCTGCGACACCTCGCCGTAATGCTTTCCCAGCTTGTCCGCAAGGGCTTGCACTTCTCCGATGGATGGAAACATCTTTTCCGGCTTCTTTTTTTCTTGCGCTGCCTTCTTGCGCTCCCTGTCACGTTCTTTGTCAACCTTGCGCTTGCATTCTGAGCAGTACTTTCTTGCCGATCTGACCGCGCCAAGATACAGGCCGCAACGCTCACAGTACTTTTCTTCCACGCTGTATCTTCTCTTTCAGTCTAGTTTCCCGATTGTGACGTTCAAAGCACTGGTTGATGGATTTCTCCATCCATAGCACCTTGTTGGCATCGTTTCTTGACACGCCAATAGCCATTGCCAGCTTCAGTCTGCGCTTGCGGCTTTGCGCCTTGCGAAAATTCGTCACCAGCACTCACCAGCCTTGTCTGTGATGAACTTCGGGACTTCCCGGCCTGTGGCAATGCACAGCGCAACCAGCTTTTCGACCCAGATATCATGCAGCCCTTCTTCGGTCATATAGCACTGACCAACGCCAAGGTCTCTGAAACCGTTCCAGATCGTCAACCCAACAGTGCCATCGGCGACCGTCCAGATCATGCTGCAACCATCGTTGCACAGGCCGTACAAAATATCTCGTGCTTTGCTTTTTGCTTCGTTGAGTTCAAAATCTTCCCAGTGCTTTTTGTTCTGCTCGTAGGCTTCCACAGCCTTGTCAATGGCGAACTTCGCATCGTCCGGGCGCTCTAGGTCTACCTTTAAGGTGATAATCTGTTCCATGTTCAGTCCTCCGCTTTCTGGATTTTCTTTGCTTTCAAGAAGAGGTTTACGAAGTAGACTTGGCCGCGACCGGAAATCTTAGGAGTGCGGTTAATGGAAATGTGGTCGCTGTGTTGAATCGTAGTCTCTTTGATTTCAAACAGCCCCATCTCCATACTACGCTGCGTAGGCAAGTTGTAGTCGCTTCGTTTCGGGTCCTTAATGAGGTAGCCGTTCTTTCGCATCCAGTCGGACAAACGGTTCTGTCCGATGTTAATGCCATTTTGCGAAAGCAGCTTTGCAAGCTCACCAACGAGAATGGATTTTTTGCTTGCTGAAACTGCGTCAGCGAAAAGCGCTTTCGGCTTCATGGTTTCAATCTGCTTGTCCTTCTCTTCCAACTCTTCGTGCGCTGCGATCAGTGCAGTTGCAAGAAGCTGCGACCGGGTAAGCTTCGGCTGTTCGGTCAGCTTCTTCTCCATCTCGTTGAACGCTGCAATGTACTTGAGCTTCCACTCAAGAGCAGCCTTGCCGGTAAAGCCCATAGCCAGCAGGGTAAAACCATCACGGTTCATCAGGTAAGCCCTCTGTTCCCTGCCGTAGCTGTCCGGCACGGTGGTTTCAAAGAACATCTCCCCAAAATTGGGGACATCTTTTTTGATTGCATCGATGTCACGCATCACATGATCGTGACGCTTTTCAAAGTTCTCGGCAATCTGGCGGCTAGATGCTACCGGTTCGCCGCTTTGCATGGATAGCACGATTTCTCTCATTTTTGCTCTCTTTCCTTTACAAGCTCATTCAGAGCTTCTTTCACCTTAGCTTCCGCATTTTTAGGCTCACGCTTACCGTTCAGGATTTTTCCCAAGTATTCCGGTGCGCATCCCATTTTTGCAGCAAGCTCTCTGATTTCGATATTGTGAACATGAAGCGTTCCTACAACATCGCCTGTCCACTTAGGAAGCAAATTTTTTCTCCTTTCTTGTTCTAATACTTGAACTTTTTGAAAGAATGTGATAATATTATGGTGTCAAGCAAAAACATTATCGAACGTTCTTCTATTTGTTCAAAGCTTTTAATTTGTTCTACCGATTGAACTCGGTATCTTTATTAAAGCACAAGTAGTAGAACTTTTCAAGTGTTTTTGTTCAAGTGGTAGAACTTTGTCATCTTGTACAAGCACTGGAGGTAAGTTTTGTGTTTTTTGACAATTTCGTAAAACTATGCGAAGAAAAGGGAGTAAAGCCGTCTCGTGCTTTAACCGATGCAGGCGTTCCAAGATCTGCTTATAGCTATTGGAGAAGGGAAGCTGGCATCGGGAACGATGCAAAGCCGACAAACCAAAACGCCGTAAAGCTTGCTCAGTACTTTGACGTTACTGTGGATTACCTTCTCACTGGCGACCGAAAAGAAAACCCGCCTCAGCAGCCGCAAAGTGAAGTCGATGCAGCAGTGGAGCGGATTAGAAGAAAACTTGAATCTATGCCGACAGCACAGCGTGAAGCGCTGATGAACCTGATCGAGAAGATGTGAGGTAAGATTTTGTATTACCTATTGTGTGGATGTGCCTTTTGCTTCTGGTTCATGCAAGCCTTGTTAAAAGGCAATGACCGTGCGCTATATGGCAACGGCAGAAAATATCGTTACCGTAAAAGAAAGAATCGCTGGTTTTAATCGAGGTGGAAGATGAAAAAGCACAGCAAAGAAGAGCTTCTTAACGATAAGAGCAGCCACATGGGTGCAAGGTTTATGTACTCGTTCGGAATGGCTTTCATCATATTGTCCTTTATTTTCCTGATGTATTCAACCACTGCCTTTATCATTTGTATGGCGGTTGGTCTGTTTTTGTTCTTTAAGGGCAAAAAGGAATACAATCTTTTTATGGAGAAAAATAAGCTAAAGCAGAAAATGTACGCAACGCCTGTAAAAACAAAGATTGTTGCTTCTGGAATCAGCAAAAAAGCCGGAAGCGCTGCCGTTCGCACAGCGATTGGCGGTGCTGTTGGTGGGCTTCCTGGTGCTATTTATGGCTCTTCTACTGCAAAATCCAAAGCCGATGTGACGTTCTATGTCACCTACGAGGACGGGCACAAGGCATCCGAAACCGTAAGCGCAAATTCTTCTAGGTTCAATGAGCTGATGAAAGTCTGTGAAGATTGACCCGGTAAAATAAAAACCCCTTGTGCCGGGCTGGTGTAGCTCTGCGCAAGGGGTTTTCTGTTATTCTAGGTCTAGGGCTTGCTCCGCTGCTGGAATCTTTTCAGGATGTTCTAGTAGCCATGCAATAAATCGGTCAATCTTAGCTCTTTCTTGTTCGCTCATTGTAGCATACCCTCCCGATCGGTAAGTGCAGATGTTCATTTGATACGATTATACATCTTTCAGTTGTATAGTCAATACGATTTAAACAACTTCGCAAAAATCGAACGTTTTCTTTGCATCCGTTACTTTGCATCGGGGAAGCCAAAAATTGCAATGACAATGATTAAGAGCCACATTAAGTTTAAGTTACCCTTTGCTTTGTAACATTCCGTTGAGCATGGAATGAAAGGGGTTTTCGGGTAACTTGTCCAGAACATTTGCTTTGACAAGCGCGTTTGTGCTAATGCTATGCGAAACATTGTTTAGCTGCACAATGGCATCGTCTAAGTCCTTCACGGTTGCTCCACGCCGTTCCATTGACTGGAGGAAAGTTTTTACTTCTTCAAGAACGACAGGGTTCTCGGCTTTATAGAATCCATTCGTAAAGTCCATCTTCTTCTCCTTTCACAGTTCCACAAGCTGTCCGTCAATGCGTTCGATGTTATCTGCCGGGTCGCGTCCATCGTCTAAGGCGGCTACGGCACGTTCCAGAATGCCTTTTGCTTCGAGGTAAGCATCTTTATCAGCTTCGTACCCAGAAAGGCTCAGGACAAGCTCCAGCGTCCGTCTACGAGCGTATGGAATAATCAGAGCATCTACAGTTCGGTTCATTAACTTTCCTCCCACGGTTCAGGTGTGTGTGGCTGCCCATCGGGAACGCTGGCAGGCATTCCGTCGATGATCGGCATACGTTCATGGTTCCAGATTACAGTTTCTTTCATTTTTTGTTTCCTTTCTATTTGGAATTTTTTGACAATACAGTTATACCACATCTCGCTGTTTCAATGGAACAGCGACTTTTTTCAATTATTGTTTCACATTTTGAACAATATATCAGTTGAATTTCTTTGCTTTTGTATCGTTTTGTCGAAAGAGGGGTATTTATGGATGATTATAGGGTACGAGTGGCAAAAGCGTTAGAGATGGCAAGAGCGGAATCTGGACTTAGCCAACAGAAGCTTGCGAACAAAATGGGTGTAGGCCGGACATCCATTTTTCGTTATGAGCAAGGAACAATGACCCCAGATGCTTCTACTATCATAAAATGGTTTGTGTGCTGCGGCGTTGCGGCCAAGCCGTATATAGACGCCTGTTTGCATCCCGGATTATTGGAAAGCCTGGCTGGCGATGACAGCACCGAGAGAAAGAGAGATGCGCTGGTAGAGCATATCAAAGAAGCCCATCCACAGGAAATCGATCTGCTGTGCTATCTGATCTATGGCAATCACGGCTCAGATTACCTTGCCGTTCTGTGCGAAATGGTAGCCAATCTTCACACGACTTTGCGTGATCGTGTATCCGTCTGCCGCACCGTCACAGGTCATTATGAAATGGCACAGGCCACCAAAACCGACCCAGACCCAGACGGAACACAGCCCAATATGCAGATTTTGTATCAGGCGCAGGACTGTGGGGAAGCTGCGGCCATGAAGCGAAACGATTCTTATACCATCAACGAAGAAAACATTTTGCGCTGATTGTCGAATTATCGCAGTTTTTGAAGAACATTTTGTCCACGTTTATCCACTTTTTGTACACCTATCGGGCAAATTCGCCTTGTCATTCCGTCCCCCATAGTCTGTAAATCGACAGCATTTGCGCGGAATAAATAACGAGCTGTCGTTAATTTATTGTCTGTGATTGGTCGGCTTGTCAATCTGTCCCCCATAACACCGGCTTAAAAGTTTTTCATCCACTTTTTGTACACGTTAGATAAGACTAATCATTGTTGGAAAGACTTTATTCAGCAAATGGAAAGTTAAGTTATCCACAAGCTGGAATGGAAAAACAAAGAAATTGTTGAAAATTATCGTCATCGCCTATTTAACGATGATATTTAACCTCTTGTTTATTTCTTGTTTAATATATAATATGTAGATGGGGGACGAAATGACAAAGCATGGGGGACGTTTTGACAAGTCATGGGGGACGTTTTGACGACCATATGGGGGACAAAAAGACAAGTCATGGGGGACAAAACGGTTGACTTGTCCCCCGACCTGTGATATACTGCTTTTAGGCTAGAAAAGGAGGCGAACAGATGCCAAAAATATCCGACAACAACCTTGTCGAAAAAAGCAAATCTCTTGTGTGGGCAAAGTTCAGGGACTACACGGCAGGCGAACTTCGGTTGCTAGAGGTTTACTTGTCAAGAATAAATCCGAGAGACCCAAGCAGCAGCCGTGTGGAGTTCTCGTTGGCAGAGTACAGAGACCTGCTGGGGTTAAAAAGCCTTGATGCACGAAGGATTGAGCCGCAGATCAAGCACTTTTTGGGCAACACTGTGTCGATTCCCATTGACAAAGAGAAGGGAACGTTTGAGAGCTTTGTTCTTTTCACAAGGGCAAAGCTGGACTATGTGCCGGAAACAAGGTCTTATGTTGTGGCAATCACTTGCAACCCTGACCTTAGACCTATCTTCTTTGACATCGCAGAAAGCGGCTATGTCCGGTATCGGCTGCGTTATACGTCACGGATGAAATCACAGTATAGCATTCTGCTTTATTCGATTCTTCGGGACTGGTTGAACATGGACAGCAAACCGCATGAAATCAGTCTGAAGAAGTTGAGAGAACAGCTTGGTGCGATGGAAGCGAGCTACGATGTTTACAAGAACCTTCGCAAACGAGTGCTTGATGTTGCAGTAGATGAGATCAATGCTGTGTCTGACATCGTGGTGACCTACGAACCGGTTCTTGTAGCACGAAAGGCTATGGCAGTCAAGTTCAAGCCCAAAATTAAAGCGTCTGAGACGCTGATTGAAGCTCAGGCAAGCGAAGTATCTACCGAACCTCAAAAAGCTGCCAGAAAGCCCCGCAGAAGCGGATACGAGGATTTTGACTGGTCTGTGTGTGACGAGCTGGAAAAGCAGGAATGCGTTGACGTGTCAAAAGTGGTTGAGAAGTGGATGAAGAAAGAGCATCCTGAAATCAAGCTGCCGAGACGCAGAGAAGCGGTTTACGATACAGTGAAGGCAGCGTATAAGGACATCCTATCTTTGAACAGAACGCCGTTTCCCGACAGACCTGTTGGCTATCTGATTAGAAGCGTAGACAAAGCGGGTATCGTAGACAAGTATATGCCAGCGTTTTATTCCATTGAAGCGCTTAACGGCAAATAAAGAAAGAGTGATAAAATGGCAAAAATTATAGCTGTCGCCAACCAGAAGGGCGGAACGGGGAAAACCACAACAAGCACCTGTCTGGCTGGTGCATTGCAGTTGCTTGGCAAGAAAGTGCTGCTGGTGGATTGTGATGCCCAGTGCAACGCAACGGACACCTACGGCGCACAGACAGAGGATGTATGTACCCTGTTCGATGTAATGACCCGGCAGGGCACGGTAGAAGAAGGAATCCAGCACTGTGAAGCTGGTGACATTCTTCCGTCCGACAGCGCATTGAAGGACATTGACGAACAACTTGTCCGGGACATGGGCAAGAACTTTCGGCTGCGTGAAGCACTGGAATCCATGTCTGCACAGTACGATTACATCGTTCTGGACACTCCTCCGCAGCTCGGTCTTGCACTTGTGAACGCTCTGATCGCAGCCAACAGCATCATCGTGCCCATCACGGCAGACCGATACGCACTGGCTGGTTTGAGCCAGCTTTCGCAGACCATCGGCGATGTGCGCAGATACTTCAACCCGACTTTGAAGATTGAAGGTCTGCTTCTGAACCAGTACAAGAGCCGTGAGAACCTGTCCAAAGAGGTTGTAGAGCAGCTCCCTGTGATTGCAGAAAGCATGGGAACAAGGCTGCTGGACGTAAAGATTAGACCGTCTATGGGCGTTCGTAAGGCGCAGGCAGAACGTCACAGCCTGTTTAGTGGCGATACGGCAAAAAGCACCAGTGCAGAGGATTTCAAGGCGTTGGCACAGTATCTCGTTGGAGGTGAGGGCTGATGAAGTCAACCAGCAAAAAATCGACGGGTTTGCTTGGAGGGTTTGATTTTCAGCCTATTTTTTCGGAACAGACATTAAGCCGAAGTGAGCCAAAGGAAGAAGAAGTAAGCCAAGCAAAGCCGAGCGAAGCCGAACAAGCACAGATTAAGCCCAGTGAAGCCACAGGCAGCCATGCACAGCCTAATGAAGCACGGTTAAGCAATATTAAGCCGAAGCAAGCCAAAGACAGCGGAACACAGCCAAACAATGCAGTAGTAAGCGAAAGTAAGCCAAAGAAGCTGAAACAGGCGAAGGAAGTTCAACGTCTTATCGAACAGGGCGATGTGCCCAGCGCACTAGCCGAAGCTGGCTTGACAAAGAAAAAAATCCCGATGCCGGAATCGCATCAGGGCGTTGCAAGCGGTGACGGCAAGCGTTCCAAGCGCATTACTATCCTTATGAGCGAGGAGGAACGCAAGTACATCAACCGTGAAGCCAGACGGCACGGAATGACCATCGGGCAGTTCGTGTACGCTCTGGCTGCTGCTGCGGCAGATGGGAAGATTGAGTTGGAGGATTTACTAGATGAATGATAGTGAGCGATGCCTTATTCGATTTGTTTGCGATGGCGATATGCGAAACGCGCAAAAAGCCGTTAAAATCATTTTGGATTCTATATCATCCAAAAAAGATGAGCAGTTCAAAGAAAATATGTTTCGCAAGTTGGAAAGCAAAAGAGAATTTATTGAATTGCCATATAACTTACAGCATCTTTTGATCGCAGAGGATACAGAAGAATTTCCAGAAGCAAGATTCCTTCTTAGGAACGAAGAAAAAAGTATAACGCAGAAAATCATTGCTATTTATCGAGCATCTGAAAAATTGAACGAAATGGGCATTCCTTATTTGCCAGCATTGATGCTTTATGGACAAAGCGGATGCGGAAAAACCATGCTGGCTAGGTATATCGCTCATAAAGCAAAACTTCCGTTTTTGAGGATTCAATTTTCAAGTCTAGTTGATTCGCACTTGGGGCAAACACAGTCTAACCTTGCAAGAATCTTTGATTATGTAAGAACTGCGCCTTGTGTACTTTGCTTTGATGAAATAGACGCGGTAGGCATGGCTCGTGGGCAAAAAGATGACGTTGGAGAAATGAACCGTGTGGTTATTGCGATTATGCAGGAAATGGATAGATTGCCGAACAATGTCATCATTATCGGAACGACAAACCGATTTGATAGGATTGACCCTGCGCTTACAAGAAGATTTCCGTTGCAATACGAATTAAAGCCGTTGTGCCGTGCGGATGCAGAAATACTTTCTAAAAGGTTCTTTGAATATGCAGGAGCACAATATGAAAACATAGCTTATGAAGATCACGTCCCCGCATCTACGGTTATAAAAGAATGTACAGAACGAATTGTAAATCAAGTTCTGAATCAAGAGGATTTCTTGGAGGATTAAGGGGGTTCTAAAACGGAACGCCCTGCTGTATCACATCTTGTGGTATTAGGTGTTGACTTTTGTACGGACATATAGTACAATGTTTGTACGGACAAAAAGTGAGGTGTTGGTATGTGTCCGCGTTTGGGTCGCCCTACTGATAGCAAAAAGACTGAACGGTTTGAAGTTCGATTGACCCCAGAGGAAATGAAAGAAGTGCAGGAATGCGCTGAAAAAATGGGGATAACGAAAACGGAAGTTGTTAAACGTGGGATTCAGCTTGTTGCTGAAAAGGCGAGTGAAGAATAAAAAAATAAGGCATTGACCGCTCCCTGCAAAAGAATAGTCAACGCCTTATTCAACACCAGAGATTGTTCTCGGATAAATCCATTATATCATCCGAAGCGACCTCTTACAAGCCGTTTTCGGGTAAAACCATGAACATTCCAGCAACGAAAGAAGAAATTCTTGAAAACTTCAAGAAAAACAGCAATGGTCGTCCGCTCAATAAGGATGATTACGAGATTGCGGAAGCGTTATCTCGAATCACTTACAAGGCGTATGAAGCCGGCATGGAAGATGCCAAACAGTTGAATATGGAGGATATGATGGATAACAAGAGATGTAACGCACTTCACGTTTTCAAGAACAAGACCTTTGGCCAGCTTCGCACGATTGAAGAAGATGGAAAGATTCTTTTCTGTGCTTCTGACGTGGCAAAGGCTCTTGGGTACGTTCGCCCCGCAGATGCTATTACGCAGCACTGCAAGGGGTCGGTGAAACGCCGAGTCCTTACAAAAGGTGGCGAACAGGAAGTGAAATTCATTCCAGAGGGCGATGTTTATAGACTTATCGTTGGTAGCAGACTCCCTAGTGCAGAAAAATTTGAAAGTTGGGTTTTTGATGACGTTCTTCCGTCTCTCCGAAAGGATGGCTATTACAGCCTTGCCCCGCAGGAAAACAAGCCCGACACGCAGGGCGATGCAATCTTGCAAGTGCTGATGAAGAACACGGAAGTCCTGCAAGCCATCGTTCAGCAGAACCAGCAGATTATGATTGCGCTTACCAACCTGTCCGTCAGTGATGCAAAGCGCACGATGGAGATTCAGCCTTACACTTCCCATCAGGGGCAAAAGGGTGACGGCAAACGTAGCAAGCGAATCACAATCCTTATGAGCGACAGCGAGCGGACGTTCGTTACGAGAGAAGCCCGCAAGCATGGATTCACGGCAGGTGAGTACATCTATAACCTGTCCGTTGCGGCATCGAAAGACCAGATTGACTTAGGCTGGATTGGCGGCTGAATTTTCAGCGCTGATAGTAAATAAAGAGGGGGTCTGTCCAATTTTGGACAAATCCCCTCTTCTGTTTTACTTATCAGCAATGCAATCCCAGTAGAGATACGCCTTGCCATCTGCGGCATCTGCGTCCTCAAGGAACGCCTTTGCCATATCAGCGTAGAAGCCCGGAGTGTCAACGGACTGACGCTTTGCGACCTGACAATAATCCGAGTACATCATGTTCATGACAGCCCAGAAATCGTTCGGGTCACAGGTGATATTGCGCTGTTTGGCAACGTCCTGCGTCTGTTCCAGCGTCCAGTGACAGCCCTTTGTGCCATCAGCGTTCACCATGCTGTCGCACCATTCCTCCGCTTCATCGTGGGTGAGGTGCTGGCGCGGCATCTTGATGGAGCGGCTGTCCGCACCGCCACGTTCGTACTGTCCAGACCGCTTGTCCCAGTCTCCGTTCTGCGAGAAGCCAATCTGCGGCATCTTGCGCCCATACTCTACGTCAGGGTAGCGGGGGATAGGGTAGGGGTCGATGTAGCGGTTCTCCTCCTGCGGATAGTAAGGATAGCGGTCGCTGCCATCTTCCAGCTTGCGCAGACGGCGTTCCAACTCACGCTCCCTGCGATCACGCTCTTCCTCAAGGCGGTCACGTTCCGGCTCACGGTCTTTATCGTGGTCGCGGAGCATCATCATGCGGCGAAAATTAGTCTTGCCCATAATCTATACCTCCTCAAGAAATGGACGCAGGCGCGCCAGCGTGGGAACGGCAGAAGCAGCCAAGATACTTGAACGTGCCGGTGCCGGTTGCAGACGTTGCCACACGGGTAGCGTAACGGGTGCGGGTGTGGATGCTCTCGGCGGTCGCCTGAGCGCAGTTGCAGTCGGTCAGAGGGTATGCGGTCGTGCCCGCACCTATGGTGATAACCACAGGGGCGTTGATGGTGGTCGTGTCCGGCAAGCTCTGGGCAACCACGATGCAATACTTCTCTCCGTTCTGGTATGCACCGGCAGGGATGTTGATGGTCAGCGTGTCGTTGGCGAACGTGACTGCCTGACTGATGACCAAGTGCGGGCAAAGTTTGCAGCTTGTTTTGCAAGCCATAGTGTTTTCCTCCTATAAAATCAGGGGCAGAGGTGTCTTACCCCTGCCCCGATGGTTCACCCGGTGTTATCGGGGAGTGTGTAGGTTAGCAGCAGCCGCAGCAGTTCACGCCAACGTTAGGGTTTGCCACCTGATAAGCGGGAATCGGACGAGGATTGACCCGGTTCAGGATCGTATCGGTCTGCTGGGACATCACGGTGGTCAGAAGCGCATTCTGACGATCCTGAGAAGCGGCGAACTTCAGGCTCTGGTTCTCAGCGGTCAGAGTGGCAATCTTATCCTGCGTGAAGTAGTCCATCATGCTGCGGAAGTTGGCGTTGCAGTTGTCCACGATGGCACGAGCGTTGTCTGCGATAGCCTGACGGGTAGCGCAGTCCTGCTGTGCAATGGTGTACTTCAGGTCGCCGATCAGCTGCTTGTTCTCGCAGCAGCAAGATGCAAGCTGCGTCTGGATAGCGGTCTGACCCGCCTGACGTGCGTTGCCCTCCTGCATGATGGCAAGGCTGATGGCGTTGTCGCCGTTGGAAACGCTGCGTTCCAGACCGTTCACGAGCTGTGCGTTCTGGTAGCCGAGCTGACAAATCGCCTGATTAGTACCAGCAAAGCCGCCCGCAATGGCAGCGTTGAGGGTGTTCATTTGTGCGAGCTGGTCATAGCCCAGAGAGCAGATGCCGCTCTGGATGCCCGCCAGAGAACGGGAAGTGTCCTGCTGGTAGAAGCCCTCAGACAGAGCCGCACGAGTATCTGCACCGCCCTGACCAGTTGCGCCAGTGCCGACCAGATAGGGGATATAGCTGTTCATGCCGTTGTCACCACCGTTCCGACCGTAGCCGTTTGTGCCCCAGCCGAAGATGATGGCGAGGATGATAACCGCCCACAGACCTTCGTTGCCGAAGAAGCCGCCGTTGTTATTACCGCCGTCCTGCCCAGCCAGATAGCCAGTTGCAAAATCGTCCATAACAAAACTCCTTTCAGTTTTGCGTTATGCTATCCCACCGCCGTGTGCGATGGGCGAAGCCAAATAAAAGCGGTTTTTATCAAGTCCGCAAAACTGAGAAGCGTTTCGCTTAGAGGGATGTGTTATCGGGGCAGCGTCAGGTTCAGGACGCTTGCCAGTTGGTTCAGGTCGATGCCACGCTCTTTTGCGAGGTTCTGCGCCATCGTCCTGAGCTGCGTTTCGTTCTTACCCTGAATCAGATTCAAGCCCTGCATGATGGGCGCGTTCTGCCCGCTCAACTGCTGGATAAGCCCCATCGGGTTGTGTCCGGCACGAGCCAGATTTGCAAGCTGCATGATAGGGCTGTGAGTAATCATGTCAAACGGAGATGGCATTGCTTATTCTCCTTTCTTTGCTGCGGCAGCGGGTTTAGAAAAGCTCTTCTGCCACTTTTCCAGTTCATCCAGCCGATGCACAAGGGCGTTATACTGCTCAATAGGCACATACTGCTGTGTCGGTGCAGCGGTCTGCTGTGCCTGTTGTGCCTGCATCTGCCGCCACGCTTCCGGGCTGTAAAACTCCTGCACATAGGATTCACAGGTGTCCGGGTTAAGCCGCTTGCAGTAGATCACGCCGCTGCGCAAGTCCGGGCAGTAGGTCGGTCTGCCGTACAGGTCTGACGGTATTGCCAGAAACTCCTCCCTGCTGGAAACAGGTCTGCCAAGCAGCCAGCCGCCGTCCTGTACCGACTGCTGAACAGGCTGCTGCCCATTCATAGGCTGCGGACGCTGCGGCTGCGCCTGTTGCATCTGCGTGTTGGGCAGGGGAGTGGAAAGCCCTACCGTGCCCATGCCGCCGTAAGGGTTGACAGGCTGCTGCGGAACGTAAGGCGCTCCGGGTGTTGGGTAATAGCTCATAATACATCCTCCTATTGCACCCAGTGTACCGCACCGGCAAAAAACGAGAGACAACGAAGGTACAACAAAGGGCAAAAAAGAAAAGCGCCCACACGGCACAAAGCCGCATGAGCGCTTGAAAAAATAAAAACCCCCGATGCTCCAAACGGAACACCGGGTGTTTTTCTATTTATAGATTCTTTTTAAAGCGCACATCAAAAGCTGAACCGATTTCCGGGAAATTTGCTTGGATTGTAAAGACGCTTTCTCCGGAGGAAGGATTAACGTTTTCGTACATCTTCTTCTGAGATTCCGCATCGGGGATTTGAACCACGCCGTAAGAAGTTCCAACCTTGATACTCACATTATAAACACCCATCCAAACACCTCCCATGTAAAAGCGTCTCCCGCATGGTACGCACTGTAAGTAGGCGGGTGGGAGACTGTTCAGCGCCGAATCTGGCGACTGCTTTTTTAATTCTCCGTTGAGCACGGAGTTGGCTCTTGAATGACCCGCCATGATACGCATTGTTAAGAGGCTCGGCGGGTTCTATTGGGTATATTATACCACAAATCGTGCAAAAAGAAAAGCCAGCGGGTAAACGTTCTTCCGCTGGCTCTCTGTACACATTTCTCCGAAGTGTGTGTACTCTACTTCGGACGGTACAAATATTATATCACACATTCAGCATTTTTTCAATGCCTTTCAGCCGGTAGCCTATCGCCGTCCGGCTGTAATGCGTTTGTGCTGCAATATCCGGCAGCGGGAGCCGCTCAACGTACCGCAGTAAGGCTATCTTTCGGTCTACCCTCCCAAGCGGTGCGCTTTTGATGGCGGCAATCATCTGCTGTCGGTCAAGTCCTTGCAGCGCAGGGGGCAGCACCACGCGAGCCGCCGCCATAGGCAGCACCGAGCCAGAAAGGCTGCGGCAGCTGTCCGGCGTTGCGCACCATATTGCCAATACTGGCAAAATGGTGACGTTTTGTCACCGTTTCGCCGTCAAGGCGGACTTCATTCGTAAAAACCGCCCATTTTAACGCATGTTGCAGATATGTAGTGCTTGCCATGATATCCTCCTTACAGTGTGATTTCCTCAGCGTCCGCCTTGTCCTCAGCGTCCAGCGCGTCGTAGTACGCCTGCGCCAGAGCCTCAACCTCTGCGATGTCATCTGCGGTCAGCAGTCCGTTGTCGTAGTGCATGTATGCTTTATCCAGCCAGAACGCAACATCGCGTCCTGCTGCGATTTCCCGCTTGATGCTGCGCAGCGTCAGGTCATGGCGAGATCTGCTTTTGATTGCCATAGTCAGTCCTCCTTATGTGTTGGTCATTGATGCCACAGCATCCTCAAGGTCAGTGATCCGCTTAATCGGGTCAGCTCTGCCGGTCACCGTCACGCTGTCTGCGTCGGTTATGACCGTGTTCACGCCGGGGAGGGCGGGGATAGGCTGTGCGCCGGTTGCGGTGAAGGGTGTTGGAGTTGCCAGCTTGTAGCATACGGTGAGAGGATGCTCTGATAAATACGAATTAACTCCGGCAACGTCGAAAGACGAAAGCCGCGTTTTTGAGATTTTGATATAAATCTGCGTCTGGTTGGTATAAAATGATTCTTTATCTATTGCATAAGATACCTCTTCTTCGAGCCAGTTGCTAATAGCTGAACCAGATTTTGCAGTGACAGACTTTTGCAATAACGTGGCTGTGCACCGCACTACAGAAGTAAGTTCGTCTATTGATACAATTCTACTTATAGTTTCCGTGCCCCACGTCTCCTGCCCCTCTCCCGTCACTGCGTCCACCGTGCCGCCGTAGATGGTGTGGGGCATAGTGAGGTCATATATGTCACCGTGAAACTGTGTCCACCCTGTATCTACTGCACCTTGTACAATGCATGGGCGAATGACTTCGTTGCTAAATGTTCCATCACAAGCGATAAAACACTCACAGATTTCATTTTTTGCTAATGTAAAGGCTTTGAATCCCCCAACCTGACTCGCCGCCAAAACAGCCCTATCGCTTTCACGCAGAACAGACATTCTTGTATTGGGTGTTGCACAAATCGTATAATTTCCAGCTGGCAGAAAAAAAGTATTAAGAGAATCAAAATAGCTAGTTCTGGTTGTAATCCCATCAACAGTTATAGTGCCATCCTTGTTATTCGTAAAAGTTACGCCATCATAAATTTTTATATCAGGAAAGATTCTCGCCGCATCCAGCAGATTCTCCCCGCACCGCTCAACCGTCACGCTGTCCCTGCCCTTAATCGGGCGGACATTGTCAGGGGATGGGTCACCACTGCCTTCCTGCGTCGGCTTCCAACTCACCTTACAGCCTAGCGGATATCCCGCCACCGGGTAGCACTGCACCGGGTTCCAGGTCTCCTCCAGCGGCGGACAGAGCACATCCACGATGTGCTTGCTGCTCCATGGGGCAGAGTCGGTCACGGCGGTGTCGTCGATTTGTGGGGCATCCAGTCCGTCCTTGCCATCTGCACCTGCCGGGCCGGTCTCTCCTTTAGGGCCTTGCGGGCCGGTATCACCTTTTTCGCCCTGTGGCCCCTGTGCACCCTGCGGGCCACGCTCGCCCTGAATGCCTTGCGGCCCCTGTTCACCACGAGAACCAGTCTCGCCCTGCGGGCCAGTGGCACCCGCAGCACCCGTGGGGCCTTGAGGGCCTGTCTCACCCTGCGGGCCGACCGGGCCGATGGGGCCGGTGTCGCCCTTGTCACCTTTCTCGCCTTTGAAGTCACCGCTTGCGATACCGTTCTTCAGCTCCTGCAAGCTGTCAGCGGCTTCCTGAGCGCTCTGGTCTGCATTGCCCGCACTGGTGGCAGCTTGCTGCGCGGCGGTCTGTGCATCGGTCTTGGCCTGCTCTGCGGCGGTGGCATCGGCGTGGACGGCATCCACCAGCTGCTGCCATGCAGGGGTGCCCGGTTCCGGCTCTGTGCCGTCTTCTGTGCCGGAGTTGGCGCTGACACGATACCGCAGGTCTGCGCTGGTCATCACCTTTGCGCCGTCGCTGCCCTCAAAGGTGATGCACCCGCTTCCGGGCTGTGCAGTCACGCTGGCGGGCACGGCCACAGAGCCGTCCACCACCAGCGAGGACGCCGGGTCTTTGCCGTCCGGCACGTGCCAGAAGCAGCGGATAGCCAGCCCTTCCCACTCACCGGCGGCAGTGACGGCAAGGCGGTACACGCCCCGGTTTTTGGTGTAGCCAAAGCGCACCAGCTGCTCATAGCCCGGCACTTTGACGACGCCATTGGATGCGAGAGATACGCTTAGCTCGATCATGCTTTACTCCTTGTTGATGGTAGGCTTCTTTTCTGCCAGTGCCTTCTTCATCAGGATTACGGCCTTTTCAATCACCGCGTCAAGCACTTCATCCGTGATGATAGGCTTCAGCCATGCAGGGCAGGCCGCACGCAGCGCGTCAAAGACCTGCTTCTTTTTCTTTGCGCCCTGGCCGCTGCCCATGATGCTGTCTTCGGCCTTGCACACGAGGTCATAGGCCAGATCTTTGACCAGCTGCTTATAGCCCATGCGGATAGCGCCGACAGCCAGAGCCACAAAGCCAACGATGATAAGAACGATTGCGACGGGGGCGGGGATGAAATTAAGAATTGCTGCCATGTTTCGTTACTCCTTCTGTCAAATAGTTGTCAATTTCGGCCTTGCTTTTCTGCATGGCCTGAACGTTATTTCCGGTGAGCTGCGCTTCTAGCAAGGCACGCACGGCCTGCAGGGTCAGGCGGTTCACTTCGTCGATGTCTCCAAAGCGGCTCAAATCGTGGGAAAGTGCCGCTGTGTGCTGGGTATAGCCGGTTTCCAGTGCGCCAACACGCCGGTCAAGGTCGTCAAGGCGCTTGTTCTGCGCATCGTCGGGGGCCTGTGCATTTTTGACGTACTTGTGGATGATGTCCAGCACCTTGTCGATGGTGATGACCGCAGCGCACAGGCTGCCAAGGATGCCAAGCACCCACAGGAGAGCTTCTTTTTCGGTCATTTGCCCTCCCGGAGACGGGTCAGGCCCTTCTTGCAGATGATCTTCGGGTAGTTGCGTGTGGTCACATTGAGATCAACGTGACCGGAAATACCAGGAACGCTGCCCTTGCTGGTGTGCTGGTGTGCGTTGTAGGCAAAGGTCACGGCAGGTGTCTTTCCTGTGTAGTCGGCCAGCCACACGTCGTAGGGGCTGAGGGCAGCACCGCCCATATACAGGCGTGTCTTAGCAAAGCTGGTGTAGGTATAGAGCTGGGCATAAAAGCCCATGTCTTCCACCTTTTTCAGGGCGTAGGCTGTCAGGTCGGTCAGCGTCTGCTTGCCAAGAACCCTGAATTTGTTGTCCTCCACGTCCACTGCCACAGGCATTTCCAGCGTCTTGCCACGCAGGGCGTCAGCCAGCAGGGAAAGCTCTGCATCGGCCATTGCCTCGCTGGTGGCGTAGGTGTAGTAATACACGCCCACAGCCAGACCTGCCGCCTTTGCATTGCGGTAGTTTGCTTCAAAGGTCGGGTCGATGTACAGGCCGTCCGCCCGCTTGGAGAGTCTGCGGTTTGTGCTGACGGTCTTGAGCATGACGCCCTGATAGCCAGCGGCCTTGACCTTCTTCCAGCCCTCCGGTGTAATGCTGCCCTGATACCGGCTTACGTCGATGTAGCGATAGGGCGGTGCTCCCGTCCACTCGGTCACAAATGCCATCGTGTCCTCCTGTTCTGCCTGTTCTTCCGCCAAAGCGGCAAAGAACCGGCTCAAAAAGTTAAAAAGTGCGGTCAAAAATGTGTTGTTTATTGCGATCAACCTCCCGGGCCCAAGAGTAGGCATTAAGCGCCATGGACGGCCTTCTGCTTGGCCAGCAGCTCGATCAGCTCCTTGTACTCGGCCTCGGTGATACGGCCGAGGGCGTAAAACACGTCCAGCTTGTCCGCAAGGCCAGCGGTCTGGCCGCGCTCGATCAGGCGTTTACAGATACGATACAACATAGTTTTTACCTCCTTATGTGGTGGTGTCAGTGGTGGTGTCGTCGGTCATCCCCAGTTCCAGCATGGCGACGCGGTATTCATGATCTACCGCCAGGGCATCCGTGTCCGCCTGCGCGGCCTGCGTCTCGGTCAGCAGGTCCGCGAGGGTGGGGTAGTGGTAGCCGGTGAATACAACCGGTACAGTATTCAGCGTATTGGTAAGGGTACACTCAAGCCTTTTTTTGTCGGCCGAAAATAATACTGTGACCGTGAGACTTCCCGCGCCAAAACTGCCAGTTTTATATGACATACCAGAGGTAAGATTAAAATCAAATTCGTCTGCGCCATCGGTTATGCGGAGGTTAACGTAATCTACACCGTCCTGAACGTTAATTGTCTCAGTTTTTCTCCTCCCAATCGTTGTTTTTCCGCTCCACACCAGCCGCGCCTCCGACTTTACCGCCACACTGGCCGCGATGGTGTCATACAGCGTCTTGCCGCTCAGGGTGCCGTCCGGGGCAATGTCCAGATAGTCGCCTACCTTCACGCCGCCCAGCAAGGTAGCAGTGGCGGGGCGAAGGGGCATGTACTGCTCAAGCAGCTGCCTGATCTGGTTTTGCGTCAGGTAGTCTGACAGATCCACCTCTTTGCGGGTATCGACCCACGCGCCGGTGTCACCGTCCCACGTCCAAATGGTGTCCGTAGTACCAACGACTGCCCACCAGCCATTTTCGCCTATAGGAACAGCGGCTTTCAGAGCTTCCGGCGTGGCGTACCACCCCTGTGCACCGATGGTGATGGTGCGGACCTGCTCAAAGTATTCTTTTGTGCCCTGCAAATAAGTAGCAGACTGAGATTCCGAACGCTTTGAATTGATTTCGCTTGTCTTGGCAGCAGCAGCAGACAAAGCTGCATTTTCGGAGTCTGCTTTTACAATTGCAGAAACGTCTTTTGCGGCATTTTTTGCAGCCTGTTCTGCTTTTGCACGTTCTTCCGCAGCGGAATTTGCCGCCGAAACGGCTTCCTCTTTTGCGTTGATGGCACCTGCAACTGTACTCAGCTCATTTAAAGTGGATGCGTTGATTGGTGTGCCGTCCTTTATGGGTTCGTCGTTTCGGACGAGCGTTACAATTTCAGACGACCCATCCTCACGGACTAACGTCCACCTGCCAGGATATTTTGATATGCGGTCTTCAAAAACCATATTGGTCCTCCCCAGCCATGTATTCGCCAGAAAAAGTAACGTAAGTTTTGGCGATTGATTCTATGTCTGACAAAATGCTTTCAAGTTGGTTCATTGTCTCGAATCCAAGCCTATCCATAGACGTAGGTGTCGGCGCAGTTTTGGCATCCCCCGAGTTTTTTGAGCGGATGGATTCAACATTTGACAGCCACCTAGTAGCATCTGACGTGGTAAGATACCCGTTTATGTCCCAGTCCGTCTTGACATCTACGTCCGCACCGAGAAGTGAAGCAAGCTCGGATATGCCGGTTTCTATTCTCGAAAAATCTCTGTAGTCAAGAGCCCCTTTCATACCGGAAAGCCACTCCGCTTTTTCCTCATCCGTCCAGGTCCCGTTCACGGCTTTGCCGTAAATGAACTTTAGGCGGTCAACATCGTCTTGGCTTCTGTCTGTAATCCAAATCGCCATAGTCCCTCCTTAAAGCAAAATCTTTTTGCCGTTGCCGACTTTAGTCGTGGACGGAAGCGTGAAAGCAGGGCTGAACTTGTTAGAGCTCCAAGCATTGTACTGCTCTGTGAGGAAAAAAATCCTACCTGCACTAGACGTTCCAAGACTGTAAGTCCCAACGAGTTGGCCCACGATATGGTTTCCATCAAAATCTCGCCATGCAGGGGAACGTGACCATCTGCGGATAAGACGATTGGCGGAATCATCATAAGACTGAACAAAAACATTTCGGGTTTGCTTTGGTAGTACAGAACCTTCTTTTTTGAAAAATGGGTTACTGCCATTTACATAAACATCTGCGTTTTTGTCTTCCGGGTCAAACATCTCATAAATAGACGGGAGAAAAACACTGCGAGAAAGCGTTCTGATTTCCGTAGTGCTACCACCTACCGTGTAATAGAAAGAGGTAAGCCCCATTGCGGACTTGACGGTATCGCTAAATCTGTTTGCGTAGTCTCCCTTCAACAGCCTGTCGATGGAGCTTCCGTCGTATGTATTGACGTGCGTCTGGTTCCACACTGTTTCAGCAAGAGGTTCTTTCCTGATAAGAAGTGTTCTCCCGGGACCATTTAAACCAGGCTCATACCCATGTTTTGCAACAACAAACTCTACATCCGCACCACTTTCTTGAATGTAAACAGACGAACCTTCCGGCATATCCGACAAAGACGGAGCCTGACTGATAACAGTACACTTTGCAGATACGGAAGATACGAAGGCTGTGACTACGGCATCTCCACTGGAAACAAAAGAAATGTCGCAAGCGGAAACGCCGCCTTTATTGGAAACCACGGAAATGGAAACAACGCCGGGAGGAGATGCTTCCCATCCGATTGCTGGGGAATCCTCTGAGGAAGGAACAAGCGTTGCGGTTAGCCGAACGGTCTCTCCAGGAGCCACAAAAACGGAACCCTTGTCAAGTCTAAGGGCACTCGCGCTTTCCACCATATATCCTTCCATCGTCCCTTTAAAACAGCCATTAAATGTATACTTGGCATCCGTAACGAGAACGTTCGATGCATATCCAAACTGATGGTTTGCTCTAACAAAAGACAACGCATCAATATGAGGGCTTGCACGAAATTCCAAGTTTACCTTTCTTCTGTTAGAAAGAAGTGCGTATGTTTCGGTCAACGCATTTTTTGCGCTAGAAGATACAGATTTCGATACAAGCGGATTATTGATGCTTTGGGTCGCTCCGTTCCCACTAGCTCCGGCTGGAAAAAAAACGGATTCGCCGCCAATCTTGCACGATACGTTTTTTATTTTTGTCGAAAACGTTATTTCTGGGTATTTAAAGCTATTCAAGAGCGATATTTCCTCAATATCAGACCTCGTGACTGGAACAAGAGGAACACGTTCAATGTGAATGACCCCATCTCTGGATTGGTAAAGAGCCATCCCGGCTGCGTTTGCAGCAAGCTGAAGAATGTCTGCGTTTTTGTAGGAAGAAGTATCGGATGAAATGTCGCAAGAATAGTCCTTTAATTCTTCCGAAATTTCGTAAGATATTCCGGAAACATCCAGAAGCTCTAACGCATCGAAACACATCTGATAAAGGGTTCCACTCGTGTGCCCGGTATAAATGGAATCTTGAAGGAAAGATAGGGCGTCCCTGGCATCAAACGATGCCGTTATGCCATTAGCTGGAATTGACCATCCAGAAAGAAAGAACTTTCCTCCGTCAATCCATTCGACCGCATCTCCAATGTCCATGCCGTACTGAACTGAAATCTCCTGACGTTCATAAAGATACCGATAAAGTCCATCTGGATTTACCGGGTTCCAGCGTTGTTCGGAGTTGTCAACAGAAAACGAAACGGAATCTTTGGAAAGCTGCCCAGAAATCGGGTCGCGCTTTGATTCGTGCGTATAAGAAAGCAAATCCGCTTTGTTGAATTGGACACGCAAGCCAAATTCAACTTGCTCCACTCTGGCTCTGCGGCCCTGGATGCACCACTCTAAAATTTCCAGACTGATTGAATCATATCCGGAAATCTCAAAATCTACAGAGGATTCAACAGACTTGTTGTCGTCAACTTGTTTTGTTGCAACAAGATCGCTGCCGTTATAGACCGTCAATTTAAAAGATTTTGCATATTCATTTAAAGCGGACGACCACACGATTATAATTCCGGGGATTCTTTCAGTGTGTGTTTTGCTGAAAGAGAAAGTAATAATCGGATGGTTTGTGTCAGAAACGCAATCCATACTTAAATACCCAGCGTTCTCGTAGGGCTCTGAACCTGGGACCAAAAGTTTGCTCCCGTCAAGGACCCACAAATTAGGTTCTCCGGTGGCATAATTGGCCAAAGAAGCAGAATCCAGGTCTGTGACAGACAACGTGTTGCTGAACAAAGCCTGGTTGGAAGAGCTGGCAATAGCGTCTGCTTGGGCCTTATCGTCAGAGACGTGGTAAGTGATGCGAACAAACATCTCCGGAACAAGTGTTTTGTCGTATTGCTCAAGCCACTTGTTGGAAGGCAGAAAGCCCATGAATAATCACCTCTCTTAAACTTCAACGAGGCTAAGGGCCGCTCCGACCCATCCCATAACGTTTCCGTTGGACGGGGAACGTCTCCACATCCCAGCGGTTCTATCGGAAACATACATTTGCCTTGTCGTGTAGCTTGCAGTCGCTTGGTTGTAAAACCGAACAGTGCAGTAAAAGTTTGTGGTGAACGGCCCGATGACGTCCGCCCACTGTCTTGCGGTAAGATAATTCCATTTTAGGGAAATCTTAGCAACATCGTGCCGCACCACAGACCCAACGACTTTGCCTTGTACGTTTCGTCCAGAATCGACTATAGTGCTTGTTGTAGCGTCGTAGGAGGAAGGCTCAGGCAGCTCTCTGCCATTTACTGTGACGAGAGATTGCATAAAACGTAAACCTCCTTAGTAGCTGTAAACTTCGTCTCCCATAATCTGAAACCCACGTTCAGACTGCCGTTTCTCAACGGACGCAGTGATTTGCTTACCATCAAGGTAAATCTTGAGCTCTTTCCCTCCGGTAAGCTCGTCTCCGTACCGCTGGAAAATGTCAAGGAATGCGTTATAGCAACCATCATGGACGGCACTGCGGAGCTCTGCGGGGCTCGCTCCGCTAGCGGAAGAACTTGGGTAATAGCTACCGGAAGATGTATTGGAGCCATTGGCGGAATCATAATCGCTCGTGCCAGGGTAGCTCGAGTAGTTATTGTCTACGGACGGGCTGGAGCTTGTTCCGTACTTTCCAACAAGCGTTCCGACAATTCCTGCAATGGCGGCTGCAATTGCAACGCCACCAGCAATCATGATGACGCCGGTTGGAATACCAAGAGAGGTCAAAACACTGCCGATCGTCTGCAAGATGCCCATAAATGCAGCTCCAATTTGACCGATAAGCCCGGCAATGCCAGCGATGATAGACGGGAACTGGCTCAAAACGCCAGAAGAAAGGCCAATACTGATTGCCCTGCCGGATGCCGAGATCGGCCCGATCAAAGCGGAAAAAGACGTTGCAATCTTGCTGCCGAGACCTACAACCTGCGTGGAAATTTCTCCAAATTTTGAAGTAATCCCAGCTAAGATATTGCTCCCGATGAGTTTTGCAGAAGAAAATACTTTGGAACCAACGGTCTTAAGAGCACTGGTAAGATTGGAAACCAAGTCGGAAGCATAAGACTTGACCTGTTTTCGGTTTTCTTCCCCCATCGCCTTCCAGATGATGGCTGCTGTGTTTTCGGCGACGGTTTGGATATCGCCTTTCTTGACCGCATCAATCATGCCCTTAATCGTGCCAATGAAGTCGCTCTTAAGACCGTTGTCGATTTCATTCCACTTTGCGTCAAACGTATTGACCATGTTATCAACAAAGCCATTTGCAACGTCTGCGCCATAGTCAATCATCTCGTTGCCCTTCTGCTGAACAACGTTTGCCAAATTGGTCATAGCTTGTTCAACATAGGGAGACGCAGCATTGATGCCGTTTGCAAGACCTTGAACGATGTAACCGCCAATCTCCGCAAATACAGTAGAAGGGGAGTGGATGCCGAGCACATTCTTGACCTTATCAATGACTGCATTGCCAACATTTGCAACAGCGTTTTTGGCCGTTTCAATCATGTTGTTCACGCCATCAATAAGACCCTGAATCAGATTTTTGCCAATATCAAAAAGACTAAAATTGTCGAATGCACTCTTGATTGCAGAAAGAATCTTCTTTGCGGTTTCAGCTACGCTAGAGATAGCATCGGTAATGCCTTTCTTTAATCCAGCGATAATATAGCCGCCTTGTTCGGCCATTACGGTAGATGGGGAATTGATTCCAAAGGCAGACTTAAAGCCATTGATGAATGGATTGAACACATTTTCGACAATCCAAGAAGCAACATTCGTGATTGCGTCTTGAATGCCATAATAAATACCGTAGACAATATTCAGGCCAACATTATTGAACGGCCCCTCTGCCACTTTCTTTTCAAAATAATCGGCAATTCGAGAAACTAGACCGCCCATGAAGTCGAGTGCTTCAATGAATGCTTCGCCAAAGAAACGACCGATGGCTTGAGCTAGACCGGCCCAATCTACAGAAGTAACGGCCCTAATAGCAAAGTCAACGAGGTCTTGACCGAGCTGGTAAGAGTCTGTGCCAGCCAAGAAATCAGAAACAGCGTTAATGCTATCAGTAATAAAGTTGAAAAAAACTCTTGCAAGCTTTTCAATCTCAACATTTTGAAGAGCATCAGAAAGCTTATCAGTTAGTTGCTTCCCAACACCAGTCCAATCTACTGTTGCTATCCAATCTGAAAGTTCGTGAAAAAATCCAGAAAAGCCATCAATAAAGGCGTTAAGCACAGATGTCCAGTCAAGCTGAGACAGGAAACCACCAAGAAGCTCAAACTCGATGATGAATCTGTCCGCAAGTAATCGGCCAAACAAATCCCAGTCTACAGAATCCACGAGCCCGTTAACGCCATCTGCAAAAAACGCTCCAAGCGAGGCCCAATCAATAGAATGGATGGCATTATAAATCATGCCCATAAGTTTATTTAGCTGTTCGCCGATTTGGGTTCCGATTTGGAAAGAATCGAGAGATTTTAATTTTGCCTTAATCTCGTCAACAGCGCTTCCAGCATAATCTTTGAACATATCATACTGGGAGAGGTCAACGTCGCCGAGCAGATTGCCAGCAGCACCGCCACTGCCAGAGCCAGAAGAGCCGGAATTTTGCGAAGGGTCGATAATGTTTAATTCATCAAAGCCCATCGTATAATCTTTGGCCGCTTTCGCCGCCGCTTTCGTAGCATCAGCAGTGTCATCCATAGCGCTGGTTACACCGCCAATATCTTTCTGTGTCTTGCTAAAATCGGTAAATTCAATTTTCTGCCCGAACACAGATGCAAGAGAGACCACAAATTCTTTGATAAGGTCAACTGCTGCAATCAGAACGGGGAGAATCGCCTTAAATGCGGGATAAAGAAGCTGGCCTACAGCCTTTGCAAGCTGCGAAATTTCAGACTTCAAAATGCGTACCATATTGGCGGGGCTACTAATGGTCTGCGCGAGGTTGCCTTGAATGTTGGTAGTCTGCTTCATAATGGCGATGTAGCGAAGAACTGCCTTATCTGCCTGAGACAGACTAGAAACCTGTTTATTAAAGCCCAAAGCAAGAAGTTCCTGCTGCAACCGTGCCTGAGACAAGTCAACGCCCAAGCGGCGAATAGGCTCAAGTTCTCCAGAGATAGCAGAAGCAATTGCGGTAAAGGTAGTAGCGGTATCTTTATTCCAATAGGACGATTCGTCATAGGCAAGTTGGGTCAGGTTCTTGGATAAGATATACGCTTTATCGCTTGCCAGGCCGAACGAAGTTGCAAGGCTTTGAATCGTAGCAATGTTTGTCATTGCTTCTGTCGGGTCGATGCCAAGCAGAGATTCCATCTTATTGATAAGCTCTGTTGCTTGACCGCTTAACTCGCCCATTGCGTTATTGAACAAGTCTGTTGCTTCATAAAAGTCATTGAACTTAGTAACGGCATTGGCAAGATAAGTGGCAATAGCTTTCAGAGAAACTAGCTGTGCTGCACGTTTCTTGATGGCTTCCAACTGGCTTGCCAAGCTTGAAAGGCTAGTACTTGCTTTCTGGTTTGCCGAAGAAAAGCGGGTTGTAGAATTGACAGCACTTTTAATTTTAGATGGAAGTGAAGAAAAAGAGCGCCCTACCTTGTCCAGTTTGGAAGCGAGTGGAGAAATAGCGGATGCCACTTTCTTACAAACTTCCGCAAAATCATCAAGCGTTTTAGAGTCCAGCTTCTTTGTAATGCTTGGGATTTTAGCAATGGAATTGATTGCACTGCTTACGCCACGCAAACTCTTAATGGAAGAATCGCTAATAGAAGAAATAGGGGAAAGGCCGTTCTTCAAGCTGTTCATCTTGCTGCCAAGTCCTGAAAAATCCATGTTTCCAAGATTGACGGACGAAATTTTGTTCAAAGCATTAGCAACAGAGCGGATGCCTTTTGCGCTTTGAGTAAGGTCTACATTAACAAGACCGTTCATAAAAGACGTGATTTTGCTAAGACCGTCCAGCCCAGTAGATGCGGATTTAAGAGCGGAAATAGAAGCAGATAACTTATCAAGACTACTGCAAACCTTTGCCACGTTGCCTTTCGTCCGCAAATTAGAAATGGCGGCAGCGAGCTTGTCGATATTAAGCTCTGCACCCTGCGATTCTGCAGAAATTTCTACGGATAAGCTCGTAATATCAACATCAGCCATCACTACCACCATCACTTTCCATCATAGAGAACATCATTCTCTTGATTCGCTCCTGCGCCTCAACTGCGCGTTGGTATTCATATTCGTCTTTCTCCTTTTGGGTAAGAGGAATCGGTCTATCCATGTACTTGATGGGCTTAGACCCTTTCTTTCGGAACATATTGCCAACCGTAGAAGAAAGCGCAGATGCCATGTAAAAGCCGTTTCTCCACGCTTCAGCATTGGCTCTGCGTTCCCGCAGCTCCTCTGCGTCACGGTAGGCCTTCGCCAGCCAGACATCGCCGTACCAGAACTGGTCATAGGTCATGCCGATGGAGATGTAATAGGCTTCTACATCGTGGAATAGCTTGGAAAAGGAGAACGGTTCTCCTTCTCTGTCTGTTTCCTGAGATTGTGCAGTTACACAACCTCCCACGTTGCGTTTTTTGCGGTCTTGTCCTCAGTGTCAGTTGCCAGCAGGGACTTGGAAGCGTCCATGAACATCTCAAGCAGAATGCCCATCAGGTCTTCCTTCTCCTCGATGTGCTGGAACATCTCGTCAGTGACCTTGCGCCTGATGCCCTTGTTTCGAGCAATGAAAGCGCCGTAAAACAGGGCACGAGAGTTAGACAGCAGATTGGTCATCTGAGTGTACTGGCCAATCTGAAAACCTGCACGCTCAGCAGCTTCCACGCTGTCACGGGTGAAGGTCAGCTCATAAGTGTTCTTACCATCGGGGGAATGAAAGTTGATAACCTTAGCAGCCATAATAAATGCTCTCCTTTATAAATAGGAGCAGAACTAAATCCGTTGTTCAGTTCTGCCCGGTTTGATTGATTCGATTTTTGCGGTTTAGCCGCCATTGACAGTCAGGGTCTCGCTGAACTCAGGCTTCTTGGTGAAGATGCAGTTGATAGTCATTTCCACAACCTCGTCCACGCCAAAGCCGGACAAGCCAACCTGATGCATACCCTGCCAAGTGAAGCCGGAGCCGTCCTGCATCTTCAGGGCGTAATACTTCACGGTGTTGCTCTCGGAAGTCTCATCATAGCCAGCGGCCTTGACCTTCGTATAGTCAGCCTTGTTGTAGTTAGCGGTGAAAGACTTGGTGTCGCTCTGGATGATGCCAAAGATGTTGACCTGCATAGGGTCAGACAAGGTAGTGGCATCCAGAAGGTTCGGCTCGGAGATCAGGTCGGGCACATCCTTGATGTCGCACAGCTTCGTCAGAGCGGTTGCGCTGTCGCCACAATACAGGGTGGTATTCAGACCGGAGATAGCAGTACTCATAGAATGTTTACCTCCTTAGTTTCGGTAAATCATTCCGTCCTCTCCGATTGTTGCCCCGTAGCTGCAATCAATCCGATAGACGGAATTGTTGTACAGCCCATTCAACGGGGCAAACGATTTGCGATAAAATTTAAGCGGTTCAAGAACAGAATCCACGATTCCAACGATGGAACGTGCTTCTGCAATGCGTCCGGTGTTCTTGTTGGAGTAGACACGCACACGCAGAGAAACAGCGGCATACTTGCTGTGCCCGGCAGAATCAATGTGCACAGGCAGATTGCTGTTTTCCTCTATCTGCACACACGGAAACTTTTTGACGTTGCTGTCATTGATTTCACCAGTGACGAAAATGCCGGGAACTTGCTTTCGCAGTTCCTTAGCAACAGCCGTGAAGATAGAATTGAAATGATCGATCAACTATTCCAAACCTCCCTCCACGTTGCTTCGACTTGAGAAGCCATTTCCTCAACAGCTCCCCACATAGCCATAGCTGGCTCGTTGCCATCGGTGTAATTCAACTGGCCTTTACCATCTACCTGTTTGACAGGCGTACCGGCATTGCCAGATTCTCCGTAGTAGTACCACCTGCGGTTTGCGCCTTGCCCTTTTCCATATGAGCCGTGTGCGCCAACACCGGGCGGTAGTTCACCGCCATACCCGTTGTGATGTGCGCCAGTGCCAAACTCGATAAAGGCAACTGACTTACCCTCTGCAACGATGGAACAGGCGGCTCCGTTCTGCTCAACATGGCAAGAAACATCGTTTCTACCAGCATACTGTGCGTTCGCAAAACGAACTTTTGCCACGTCAAGCCCTTTGTCAGCCAACGCCTTTGCAAACTCCTGCGCCTTTTTGTTCAGGGTGGTCTTGTACTCCTGTATCTGACGTTCCGCATCACGAAGTCCGGCATCGCTCAACCTCACTTTAATTTTCACTTGCAGCCACCTCTTTCAGCGCATACTTCGTGTCTGTAATATGCTCTGCGACTTTGACCACAATGTAATTGAAGGGCTTTGAAACGTCCGTCTGAAACCAGACGCGCGTACCTTCATAAAGCGGTGTGTTGTGCTTCTTGCTGGACGAACTGACAACGTAGCTATAATCCGTGAACGCGCCGAAAGGGTTTGCTTCCGCAGAACCAGTAGGAGGGCTGACATTCAGCATCAGCTTTGCGGGGGCACTCCACGATTCGTATGCGGATTCGCCAGTCTCGTTTCCCCACTCGTCCACAACAGGCGTTTTCTCACCAACCGGGTTTGAATACCACAGCGGGCGTTTATCCAGCGGGCTTCCATTGAACATCAGCCGATAACACCTACTCTCGGAACCACTTCATTCAACAGGGACTGTGCCACATCGGAGCTTTCCCACACACGAGTAATGCCATTGTTGGTGTAGCTCGTCTGTCCGTTTGCACCGATGTGGTTGTACAGTTCCGCTGCAATGCGTATCTGCAACGACTGATACTGCAAGGGCAACTCGTCCGGTCTGTTACCGAATGGGTAGCCCTGCGAAAATATCTTGTCTTTGGCGAAATCAAGCAGCAGGTCGAAGAGTGGGTAGTCCTCGTCCGTGATTTCACGGTCAAGTGCAGGGGCGATGTACTGTCCCAGCTTGACTGCCGCTTCGGAATACTGGTCTCCCATGCTGCTTTACTCCTTTCACCTTAGTAAGCCTTGATGCAGTACACAGCGTCCATGCGCTCAAAGGACGGCAGGACGATTTCAGAAGCATAGACGTTGGCGTTGACCGGGTGAACGGTCAGCTCAGTGGTGATGGCAACGCCAGTGTTCACGATGGACACGGATGCACCGGACTGACCAGACAGCAGGTCGGCTTCCTCAGGAGTAGTGCCGTACCAAGTGCTGCCCAGAGCGCCGGACGGAGCAACCACCACCATGCCGTCAGGCAGATACTTCTCACTTGAACTGTACTGGTCTGCCTTGAACATCTTGTCGTACAGATGGATGGTCAGACCGGTTGCAGATTCGATAATCTGCCGTGCTTCGGCATCCAGCAGAACGGCGTTTGCTTTTGCGGTGACGGTCATGAACCGATTCTTCACCTCGTCCGCAGCAATCATGTTGCGGAAGGTAGCAGTGTTCATGTACACCTCAGTCACGACCTCGCCAACGCTTGCCAGAACAGCGTCCTTTGCGGCGTTCAGGTCAGCAATAGGAGTGGCGGTGGTGACGTTCCACTTGGACTTTGCGACAGAGGCTTCCTTATAGTTGGTGGTTTTCCAAGTGCCGTCCGGGTCGTAGTTGTAGGTGTAGTTCACGCCGTTTGCCTTGATAGTGATGCCGGGAACGCCATTGGTGGGAGCCAGAAGCTGCCAGATCATGCGCTCAGGAACGATACGAGCGCCAGTGATAAGCTGTGCGGTGTCATCGTACAGACGGTTCATTACATCACGAGCATAGGGGTCGTTGCTGTCCAGAACACGCAGGATTTCCTGACGGTCTTTCTCGCCCAGATGGTAGCCCTCACGGAAGAACGGCATCTCGGTCTCATCGAACTTGAAACCCTCACGGGTGCGGAACGTAGCCTTTGCATCAAATGCACTGGGCATCAGAGAAACGCCAACGCCCTTGTGACCACGCAGCCACTTCAGGTCGAGACCAGCCTTCTTCTTTGCGGGGAACAGTGCGTCAGATGCAAAGGGCATCGCATTGGTGGGGTCGTTCGTCCAATAGGCGGCAATCGCAGCCGGGGCAAAGACTTCCTTAAGATTCAGTGCCATGTTGTTTTACCTCCTATTAAGCGTTCACGCTGATGTTGTCACGGCAGAAGATGCCAGGGATGGCGGTCTTAAGCGCAGTAATCGCATCAGAATCATAGGTGAAGCCAGAGCTTGCAGCAGCCTTCTTGGTGTCGATAACGCCACGAATCAGCAGGGAAGCATTGGGGTTCTCTGCCGGGTCAACGTCATACAACAGAATGCCGTCTGCTGTGGCAGAGGTTGCTTTCTTGCCAGCTTTGGTCATGGGGTAGCCAGCCTTAACCGCAGCAGTTTCGGTCACAGTAAAGGGGATGGCGGTGTAGTCATTGGAAGCAAGGATGGTATCGTTGATTCCGTTGACCGTGTTTCGGGTAAACTTCATGTTTTCCTCCTTGTTAATGGAAAGCACTCATTGCGTCACTCGATGCCTTAGAAGTATTTGCGTTCTGCTGTGCAAGGCTCTTAGCAAACGCCACGCCCTCGCTGTCAGACCCGCCCTTGCCATCCGCACCCGGAGGGGTGGGCATATCCTTCAGCAGAGAAGCCTTGTATGCGGTGTCATGGGCAGTCATAAACTCCGACTGGAACTTAAACACCTTGTCCATGTCACCGTCAGCCAGTGCAGATGCAGCTTTGTTGGCAAGTTCAGCATCATAACCCTGTGCAACGAACTTCTCACGGTAGGATGCAAGGGTCTTTTCTTTGACGAGGTTCTCCTTGTCGGCAGTCAGGGCTTCAATCTGCTTCTGCATCTCTGCCAGTTTGTCAGCCTGTTCCTGCGCGGCATTCTCGTCATCAGTGCGCTTTGCCTTGAGCTGCTTCTTGTACTCAGCAGCTTCGCCATTGGCTTTCGTTACGGCGTTGCGCAGCTTCTCAATCTCTGCGTTAGGGTCTGCAACCTTTTCAAGCGCAGAAATGATTTCATCGGCGGTCATGCCCTCTTTGTAGGCATCACCAAGTAACGCTTTGTAGTTCATATCGTTAATTTCCTCCTGCGTTTTTTTACCGTTGCTTCCCTGCAACGCTGCGAAATTTGTATCCCGGCTTCCCTGCCGTATTTATAGCAAAGGGTTATTCGCCCTCTGTTTCTTTATTGGTATCGGTAGACTGTTTGTCTGCCATGTTCCCGGCATTTGTGCCAGTAGCATTCTGTTTAGGCTGTTCCTGCGGCTTCGGCGCTTTCCCATCCTCGCCCAGCTTGCCAGCGGCAATCAGGAAAGGCTTGCTCATCTCATAAGCAGCCTGCGGGTCAGGGAACAAACCGGGCGTAGTGAAAGCCAACTGCGGGTCAATCGGCTGCTGAATCATCTGTGCGAAAATCTGAACCTTGCTCTGCTGGTTATCGTACTGACGGCGTGGCAGTTTGATGTTGATGTCGCTTGCCATCAGCTTAGAACCAGCCGTGTCACGCAAGATTTTCAGCATTACAGACAGGCTTTGGCGTTCAGCATACTTGAACATATTCTCGTACTGCTGCGCCCTTGCTTCGGTGTGATTCCAGCCGTTGCGGACAATAACTGCGCCCACGTTGTCGGACGTTGCGTTCTCACTGCCAGTGGCACTAGGCATGGCAGTCAGGCTGCGGTACACGTTCAACATGGAATCAAGCAAAGTCTGGCTCTGCTGCTGGTCAAGCTCGTTTGCAATCTGCGAAACAGAAGCAGGCAGACCAGCGGTGGATTTCAGGCACATCGCGCCCAATTCCTTCACCTTGTTCAACGCATCCTCGTCAACAAGGCAGTTAGTAAACACCATGATGGACTGGATGAACTGTGCCACGCCGTCCAAACGGTTGCTTTCAAGGTCGTTGATGGCATCCAGCACAGGGATAGCCGGTTCAAACAGACCCATCCGCTCCGGATTCAGCTTGTATTCGACCATTGGCAGCATTCCAAGAGAATGGTTCTCCGATTTCGTAACCTTGCCGTTGTCGATTTCAAAGTACTGGTTCGGCGTATACACGCAAATCAGGTCGTTCAAGTCATTCTGATAATTGCGTGGGATGTGCAGCACGTTGGCGATGGGCTTGTGACCGATGCCGGAGTTGTAAATCACATACGCCATGTCCGGGTCAGGAACGTCCACCAGCAGTGGCGTTTCGTCCGGGTAATTGCCGTTGTACCCCTTGTCAGGAAGAACAATGCGGTATCCCTGCCCGCACTCCAACATCCACTGCCAGAGCCGCCGATCAAGCGAATCCTTGCCCTCATACTGCAAGGCGTTGGACAGGCGGGCGATTTCCTCACCGTCACCAGTTGCCGTTTCAGACCGCACATAAGAACAGGGAGTTCCGCTCATGTAGCCTGTGTAGAAGCCCACGCACTCGTTGGCATGGTTTTCTACAATGCGGTTTGTGATTTCAGCGTGGTACTCTTTCGTGCGGTGGAGGACAGGCTGACTGCCCAAGTAGTAGTTGTGCAGAAAGCGAATCTCGTTCTTGTTCAGCAGATGAATAGATTCTGCTTTGCCCATAACCACTTTCAGCACGTTTGCCCGATTGATTTCCGTCTCCGGCGTTTCAATCGGTCTACGTCCGGTCAGCGGCTCATTCAAAAAGCCGCCAACGACCATTTGATACTCAGCCATGTTTTCCTCCTTTCCTGCAAAATAAAAGGCGCAGCAAGACAAACCTGTTAAGGTCTATCTCACTGCGCCAAAACTGCGCTTCAAAAGCTATTCACTTTTCTGGTGGATGAATGATTTTCACCCATCCTTCCCTTGTGTCTCCTTCGATAACGCCCTTGCATCTGTCGCACTTGAAATGGTATCGTCCGTCCACTTCGCCAAGATAGCGATTGCAGCGAACGTTCTTATAGATTGGGTTTTGCCTGATACAAGGGCAACAGATTCTAACTAACATGAGCGCTCCTTTCGTTGTATTTCTGGAAACAGGCTGTTGAGCACAGACCTGTTAGAAGCTACTGGGAAACTGTTCGCACTACCAGTCATGCTAGGCTCTGACTTGTCGGGTGTCGAGAGCCACGATTTGCTCCATCCAGGGCAAATCGCTGATGGATACAGAGGATGGATTTGAACCACCGACCTTCGGGTTATGAACCCGACGAGCTACCAGACTGCTCCACTCTGTGTCATGTACCCG